TATCACTATCTGGTAGACCTCCTCTGCCTCGCGTACTTCGCCCTCCTCGGTCCACGCGAACACGTCCTGACCCAATAAGCCTAATTCCTTGTGAACCTCCTCGTCGCTCATGCCTTGATGGCACGATCGGCAGATATCGTAGTAGGTCCCATCTTCGTCCTGGTAGCGCATGGTAGTCTCTCCTTGTGGTAGGTGGTAGGCGTCTCTCACTGCCTCAGCCCCGCACCGCTGGGACGGCCGGGGCTGTGAGGCTATGGGGGAAGGTCACTCCACCGCAGCTAGAATAGCTTCGAAGAGCGCATCGGCGGCATCGCTATTCCGGCACTTGACGCAGGACCAGGAGCGCTTTTCGGCGCATCTTACCCACACGTAATAATGTGTGGTTGAGTCGTCCAGAACAATGCGCTCGATTTTGTAATTACAGCAATCGGACTCGTTGATGATGGCGGTTTGCATGGTCTCTCCTTGTGTGGTAGGTGGTAGGTGGTAGGTGGTAGGTGGCGTCTCTCACTGCCTCAGCCCCGCACCGCTGAGACGGCCGGGGCTGTGAGGCTATGGGGGAAGGTCAGTCGGCAATGGCATCCTCGCGCTGCTCGTCGCGGTCGCGGGTCAGCACATCAAGCACGCCCTCACCGTCCAGCCGCACACGGTCCATCTCGGCGATGGCCTCGGCCTCATCCGCCAGCCCGGCCAGCTCCTCGTCGGTAGTCTCGGCGGTCACGCCGTCCGGGTGGGCGTCCTGGCCGTAGAGCCACTCGCCGGTATCCCAGGTGGTCCAGGTGAGGTCTTGGCGGCTGTAGCACTCCACCAGGGTTTCGTCGTGCTCATCCCAGCCGCCGGGGAATCCGGTCTCGCTATCGCAAGCGTGGTGGTGGAGCCGGTCGCAGCCGATCAGACGCCGCACGGCCTCCTGAGCCTCCTCAAGCGTGCAGTACTCGCCGTGGGCGCACTCGGCCCAGTCGTCGGTGGTGCCGCACCAGCCGTCGGTGATGGGATCGCCGCTCAAATTGCCGCAGGCGGGCGCGGTCTGGATCAGGTAGTAGTGCTGCCACTCCAGCGGGATCGTGTCGCTGGCCAGCGTGTAGGTGTGCTCGGTAACGTAGTAGGTCTGCATGATTCTCTCCTGGTGGTAGGTGGTAGGTGGTAGGTCTTGCTTGACGGGTGCAATATACACCCGGGCGGCAAAGACCGCAACAATGGACTAGGCTCGCAGGGTACAGTGTGTCAAACAAGTCCGATTCCGGCCATAACCCCTGGGGCCGCCGTGGCTTACGCCATGTCCGGCCGATTTCGACCCCTACCGGACCACCACGGAACCGACTTCCTCTGACTTTTGGGTAGTACGCCCCCCAAAACTAGGGCAAAGTCGCCCTAATTCGGGGCGGCCGCCACCGGGGTTTCGTGACCCGTCCGATATCGCCACAGGGGGCACGGGGATGGGCTATCGGGGCCGGATGGACACCGCTTGACTTCGGACCATCCCATCTCGCCGCAGCACCACAGACAATACGCCCGTATAGCCTGCTGGCGGGTCAGGCGGCGGTACGGGTCTGATCGGGGGTCTTGTGGATCGAACATGCGCGCATCATCCGGGATCTATCCACCGGACAAGGGCAAATCGGCGGCAGCGGGTTGTAGTGAGTGATTCAGGCTGCGGTCACGGCAGCATGTTGAGATTTAGCGTCGGGCCTGCCGTGTCGTCGCCGGCGCCGTTGAACTGCACCTTGACGTATGGAACGCCGGAACCATCAATATAAGCCTGCATCTTGATGGTGATGGTATAGCTGTCACCCCCGGACTCCGATATGCTGGCACTGGCAATCTGTGTCCAGCTCCCGTTGGCTATCTGCGTATCTAGCGTAGTCTGCCCGATGACCCTTGCCCGGGACTGACTGTAGGTGTGAGAGTGGCCATCGGCCACACTGGTCGTCTTGTCCTCCACGCTGATGCTCACCGATATGCCGTTGAGGTTCACGCGAACATATTGGTTGGTCTCGTGCCACTCCTCCAGCCGAACGACCAAAAATATGGCAGCGTCGTACACCTCTCCGTCGAGGCTGCCGCTGATGTTGGCCGAGCAAATCAGCAGCGAATTGCCCTTGAGGCGGAAATAAATCGGGTCTGACTCGTCGCTATCACTGCTCGCCCCCGACCAAAATAGCCCGACCTGCTCCTCTGCGATGGCACGCATCGGCTCGGGAGCGCGCGGCAATAGCCATATCTCTGACGAATCAATGGCGTAAAACCAACCCTCAAACTGTTCGTTGGCCGATTGCAAGCCGGGCTGATCGCTACCCTCAATGGCCCCGTATATTTTGCCGGCGGTATATCCTGGCGAGCCAGTGACGGTCCCTCGCCCCTCGATCAGTATAACCGCGGTATTTCCGTCCGGAACCTCGAGCACCACACCGCGAAGCATCGCATACCCTAAATCGGGTACGCTGCCATTGGTCAGCTCGTACCATACCGGGGTCTCCGCCCATATGTCGGTGTGCACGTCGGGGGCGATAACCAGGTCTCCGACCGACCAGCCGTGGGATGCCTGGGTAACGGTGATCTCTGTCCCGGTTTCGGTCTCGTAGGCCGGCCAAAGGATCGTCCCGAGCTGCGCGTCGTCCCCGTCCAAATCCATCCACAGGATATCGCCGGTGGCCTCGGTGTCCACGAGTACACCGTTATTGTCTGCGTCAAGCCACAGACGCTCGCCGGCGGTATAACTCGCATTGTACGGGAGGTGACCGCGCCCGACCAGGACCAGCGCATTATCGGAGTCCACGGAGGCGACCACAACCCCCTTGCGGATATAGCCCCCATTATTGTCGGTATCGGCGGTTTCCCAGTCAGAGTCCGCCACGCCGTCGGCGGCAACCGCCGTCCATGCCGACCACCCATGACTTGTCTTGTTGACGTTGATAATATCGCCTCGGCTGACACCCCACGGAAAGATAACTAGGGCATCTTTTTCCCCGGTGCCGGTGTCCTTCCACAATATCGAGGCGTCCCCGACGTTGGAGGACTCCAGCCTGGCCACGCCGTTGGCATCGCTCGTGAGGTCGCACTGGGCCAGCGTATGCGTTGCGTCGATGACGTTGACCGTGCATGGCATCATGCCGGAGAGCACGGCCTTGCCGTATGCCCCGGCATCTATCGCCTGGAGGGTGACGCAAAAGCGATCATCTGCCGCACTGGGGATGTCGCCGGTGAGAATCGGCCCGTCGCGGAGTATCGACGCCTTGTCGCCCGGGGTAATCTTGACCCCAGTAATTGCCATGATGCCGTTGCGGGGCACATCCTCGGCGCTGTCATTGTAGACCGTGACGATGACATTCCGGTTGCGATTCTTGGTCGCCTCGGCCTGGGCAAATCCGCCGCCGGACACAACCCGGGCGGCGTCCATGGCCCCATTCCAATCGGCGGCCCGCGGGCGGAACGCTTCCCCCGCGGCGACATGACGAAACTTACCGCCATTGGCCGATGTCATTACGACCACCCGTCCAGGTCTAGGCTCAATACGGTCGTGGTATCGTATACCCGCTCGACGTGCGCGGACGCCGGTTCCTTGATCGGAGTGCTGTTGCTCTCGTCGTCCTGGAAGCGGACCCAGAGATATTCCCAGCCCCTTTTTGCAATGCCGGTGATGTCGCCGATTGTCTGATTCGTGAGGTTCGGGCTGTAGCTGAACCGGTAGGTAATCTCCCAGTCGCCACCGGGTTCGGGCTGAACACCGTCAGCGCCAAGGAATAGCAGCTCGCCAGCGGCAATGTTGCTCTTGAACGGACAGGTCGTAACCGCGTCACTATTGACCTTGCCGGTGGCCGCCATGATGGTGGCAATATACGTACTATCGACCTGCGCGGCCGTCTTGAACATCGTCTGTTGGAAATCGAATATCGGAACAACGATGTCGCAGCCGTTGACGTTTTCTCCGTCGAAGCCGATAACCTGCTTGTGGACCGGAGATGTCCCGTCCGGATAATTGGCAATCGTTTCCTTGCTGGTCGTGATGTGCTGGGTCCCTCCGGCCGTGGTGAATGACTTGCCGGGGGTAGGGTCGTCGGTGTCATTGATAGTCGGGAGGGTATAGGTCACTTCAACCCGCCACTTCGCGCCCTCCTCCACCTCATCGACTATGCGCTCCGCGGTTCTCTTGAGTCTGACGGGGCCGAAGTCGTCGTAAGCATTGACGTTCGCGTTGATCCATGTATAGACCGCGTCCTGGTCGGCTGCCTCGGTCACCAGGTATGTAAGGCGCACCCGTGGCGAATCGCCGAACTCGAAATCGTCAGACCCAAATATGCGCGTGCCGTCGGCCATGTCTTATCCCCATGTAAGGGTGCTGTCCCTGGTGTTTTCTTCGATGTCCTTACTGGACTTGCTAATGTTTTTCAACACGTCTAATTGTTCGCGCGCAACCGACGTTCCGGCACCGATGCCACCAGGTTCGGCCAGCCGGAAGAAACCGGCGGTCTCTATGCCGCTGATCGCCTGATTCAGTCCGTCCAGGTCAATATCGGTATCGGGCGTTGCGCCAGCACCTATCGGCCGCTTGCTGAACGACCCCAGGAAGTCCGAAATGCCCTTGTCCCATTCAGTGTCGGCCTGTGACGCCATCCGTTGGGCCATGGCCTTGGTTGTCGCCGCGACAAACCCCGTCCGCGCCTCCTCCCTGGCCTTGGCCGCGTCCTTGCGCGCCCGCTCGGCATCGGCCTTGACGATGTCCAGGTATGACGGGGCATTTGCCGGCGCCCGGGGCTTGGCTGGCCCCTCCTGCTCGTTGAGTACCAAGTTGCCCTCGGCGTCACGGGCAATGATCTTGGACGGCCCCACCGATTCGTCGTAGAATTCCCGCAACTCCTGGAACTTGTCGCCGAGCTGCGTCAGCTTGTCCAGTACGTAGTTGATGGCCTTTTCGGCCCATCCGACAAGGCTGTTCGGGCCGAGGAAAAAGTCTTGGATGATTTCCAGCATCGAGAAGATATTGGTCTGGAAATTCTCTTTCATGTTGATCCACAGGTTTTTTAGCGCATACACGCCGTCAGCCCAGATGGCCTTGATGCCCTCCCACAGCACGGTCATTGCGGCTGAGATGTCGCCCGCATGGAGTGCGTCGGATATGCCGCGAATGGTCTGCTTGACCGTCGATCCGAAATTCCCGAACGCCTGGCGCCCCTCCTCGGACGACGCCAGCACGGCAACGCCAAGCCCGGCGAACCCCAGGGCCAGAACTCCAATCGGAGACGCCAGGGCGGTAATGACCCCGGCAAAGGCAATCGCCGACACCTTGGCCACGGTAAGGGCCATCGTCAGTCCGCCCAAAACAAACGCGACACCCTGTATCGCCGCGCCCAGGGTCATTAGCCCGATAGCGATACCGCCGAGCACAAGCCCGAGCTTCCCGACCGATTGGATTAGCCCGTGATTTTCCGATGCCCATTGCTTGAGCATGCCGAGGGTTTCCGTAAGCCATACAAAAAAGTTTTTGAGCGGGCCGGCCACGGCGGCGCCGATCTCCTCAAAAAATGCAAGGATGGCCTGCCATGCCTGCTTGAATCGCTGCGTCAGAGTTTGGGCTACCTTCTGGTATGCCTCGTCGGCCCGGCCGGCCCGGTCGGCGATCACGTCAATATCAACCCCCAGCTCTTTTGCCTTGCGGACAGCAATAATCAGGCCACGGAGCGCGCGGCGCCGGGGGAATATCTTGGCAACAAGATCAGGTTCGACCTGTGACAGTTTTTGGATGACGTATAATAGGCCCTTAGCCTTGATGCCGGCCGAAGACATCTCAATTCCCAGCTTGTCGGCTATCGCCACGGCGTCGTCGGTGTTTTTGAGGAATGTTTCGATAATGTTTGCCAGCGATGTCGTGGCCCGCTCGGTATCGGGCATGCCACGAGTAACGAGGGCTAGCGCGGCGCCGAATTCCTCAAGCTTGACGCCGGTGGCAGCGGCAACCGGGGCCACCTTGCCGAGATTCGCGGCCAGTGCGGCATAATCAAGACGGCCGCGCTTGACGACGGAAAAGAGGAAGTCGGAGGCATCAGACGCGTTTTTCAGCTCACTATCGTATGCCTGCATGATGGTAATGAGGGCCGATATGCTCGTCTTGGCATCGGTGAACCCGCCAACCGCCGCCTTGGTTCCGGCGCGCAGCAGCTCAAGGGCGCGCTCGGGGGGGATGGTGGCGGACAAAATGTCATAAAGGCCATCGGCAAGCGCCGCGGTGCTCTGCCCGAACTCAACCGCCATTTGCTGTAGCCCGGTGCGGAACTTTGCCATGTGCTTTTGGGGTTCGTCCAGCATGGTGGCGACCTTGGCCATCTGCGTCTCAAAGTCGGCGAATACCTTGCCCCCAATCGCCAGCGGGGCCAGGATAAGGGCCGATATTCGGCCAAGGCTCTGGCCCATGCTCCCAATTCTCTTGCCGAAAGCCCGGAGCTTGTATTCAGCCCGGCGCAGGCCCTTTTGCAAATCATCGTAAAGTGTCAGGCGGACGCGCGCGCCGCCGGCGTTGATCGCTCTTGGATTAGGCATCGTCAGGCACCTTTATGCCGGCACGCCTTGCCAGCTTTTTCCGGTCATCCGGCGACCACGGTAGCCCGCCGAGCTTCTTCGGGCGCAATGGCGCCGGCATGAAATCCCGGGCCTCAAAGGCGCGGCGCTTCTTGGGGTCGCGGTTGCAATTAGCAATGAGCGCCATCATTGACGCCGTATGCCCCCATTCGTTGCGGACCTTGGCGTCTACCATCTTGCATAACTCCCGCAGCGTGAGCGGGGAGGGGTCTATTCCGAGGATTCCGGCGGCGTGATAGACGGCATCCCAGCATCGGTCGGGAATTGATCGTCCAGTTCCCGTTCCATTTTTTGCCACATCTCGTCGGCGATCCGATCGACCCGCTCGACCATCCTTTTCGCCGCCGCCCTTTTGTCCTTCGGGAAAAAATTTATGATGGAGTCCCGTAGCGCCATGCTGGCATTATAAACGGTGTCCCCGTCGAATATCTCGGCGAAGTCGTTTATCGATATGTTTCGCTCATCTGCCTGGGGCTTGAGCACCCAATATAATATGTCTATCAGTAAAACCGGGTCTGACGTGATGCGCTGCAATAGCTCCCCGCCGACAACCTCCATCAGATTCACTGACAGGGACTCGCGGACACGACGCATTGCGCCGTAATTGACCGCGACTTCCCAGGCGCGGCCCTGAACGTCAGTAAAGGCGGCCATTACGGAACCGTATACCAGGTCGGCGCGGTGGCGCTATACGTCGGCTTGATGGTTACGCTGACCATCATAGCCTCCTCGAGATCCTCGGCGCGGCTGAACGACATCACGCGGCCATCGAACTTCGGACCCTGGCTGCCGGATGTGGCGCTGGAACCGTCCAGGGCCATGATTCCCAGGGTCGTATTGTTGAGGTACGCGTTCTTGATCGCCGTGAAACCAGCGTCGGTCGGGTCCCACACCATCTCGAACTCAATGGATGCGTCCTTGAGCGTCGGGGTCGTGGCGCGCCAGCCGTTGTTATTTCTGGTTGTAACGTCAGCTTCGGCGGACTCGAGATTGCTGGTCAGGTTCTTGACGTTGTCAAGCTCTACCCACGAACCCGAACCGTCAACGCCGGTCGTGTTGTAATAGAGGTAGCCATCCATACCAAGGACGAACGGGTCGGACATTTTGGTTATCCTTTCAGGTGATCGACTGTGCCCACAGTGTCGCGGGCATGTTTTGAGCTATTGAGATATCTACGGCTCGCTGCATATATGGCCGCGCGGCGTAGCGCGCGGTGACAGTGCCGCCGGTGCGAATCCACTTTTTGCGGGCATCGTCCGGGTTCGGGACCGCCTCGGGCACCCGCTGCGTCCCGCCATACTCCAGCAGGGCCGGAATGGGCTTGTCGGCGCGGCCATGGCGGGTCCTGGTAAATGCCGGGCCGACGTCCATGAATACGCCAGGGGCATCGGTGCCGAAGAAAATCAGGTTTTTCAGCAGGCCGGTGCGGGAGCGCGGGGCGCCGGGGGCGGCCCGGGGACGCTGGTAAGCCGGCGCGCTGGAGCCAATCAGGTTGCGGGCTGTCGTCATGACATACCCGCCCCACTTCGCCAGGAATCGGCGCTTGGCAGGGTCTATCTGAATGGCCATATTCGGGCGACCGGCCTGGTCGAACAGAAAATGCCTTTTCATTTGTCCCGGGGTCGCGCCCGGTAGCAACTGAAAATTTATCAAACAGTCACATGCTCCACGAAATGCACCTCGACAACGGACGTGAAGCACTGACTGCCGCCCCTTAGGTGGTCATCGAGGCAGACAATCGGTAGCTCCGTCCTGAGCCACACTATACCAGACACTCCCGTAAGGGCAATCTCATTGCAAAACCCCCATATTTCGAGGGCCAGCGCATGCACAAGGTCGGCGGCGGCGTTGACGTTGGGGTCCACGCCCTTCTGTATCCCTATCTGTACTCGGTGCTCGACCCGGTATTTGGCGCGGCTTTTCCGGTCCGGAGTCCAGGCCGCCGGTGCGACGGTCACGTTATAGGCGTCCTCGATCTCGTCAGGTTCCAGCCGCGGAACCCATCGGCGGACGGCCGTAAAGTCCTGCGAAAATACGCCGTTGCTCGGCTTGGCGTTTTCGGTGTTGAGGGCCGTAACGACGGCGTCGGCCAGGGCGCTTGATGTGGTCACGTCACAAGTCCTTTATATATTTCGTGTGGATGCGGTACTTGTTGTGATAACCGTCGGTCCACTTCCACGGATTCGTACCATCAAAGGTCGTCACGCGATACATCCGGGTAGTGCCGTCGCCGCCAACCTCCCGGATTTCGTCCCGCTCCTGGGGTTCGCCCAGGGCGCCGAGGTCCGACGGCTTGACAATAAAGTCCCGGCTTTCCTCGCGCAACATCGCCCCGCCACCCTGATCGGTGCGGAATATCGTGCGGCCGATAACGGCCGGGACGGCCGAAAGGGTCGTCACCCCGCGAATATAGGTTATGGACTCGACTGCTACCGAACGAAACCGGTCCGCCAGGCGATCCGCTCCACGCTCTAACCGGTTTACCATCAAAACCCCCTAACTCCTGCCCGCTGGCAAAGGCAGCGCACAACCTCCGGCTCCGACAGCTCCGCGCCGCTATATTGTATCCATGCGAGCCACGCAAGGAAGGCCTTGGCCCTCCCGGCGTCCGGATGCCACCCGCCGAGCATTTCCGCCATGTCCTGCCGGAGCGTCCGGGCACTTGTCGGATGGTATACGCCGGCATTGATGCCAAGGGCCGGACCAAATGCCAGGCATGGAATCCCCATGGCTGTTGCCTCGACCAGCGCGTTAGAATTGATCGCAATGCAGAATTTGGCCCCGGCCATATCATCGCGCAGGCTTTTCGGGGCCTGCAAGTCGCGTGAGTACAAGTCCCTATCGGTGCCCTGACGCAAGTCTATTCCCGGGCACAGCCGGCGGACAGAACGCTCGAGCGGTGGTGCCACCGGATGCTGGCGAAAGACCGCCTCGACACCATGCGGAAGACCGCGGCTGATCTGTTGCAGCATCGCCGGAGGGGCATCATATTCCGACTCTATCATTTGCGCATCACCGGGAACCTGGCCGAGTATCAGCACGTAGCCGGAGCGGGGCGCGAACTCGATCTCGTCCCATGATGGATGATGGAAGGCGAGCCGGTCATATGCGGCCGGCGGCGGTTCCTCTGCCACGTGATCGGCCCAGGTGGACCAGTGTAATATCCCGCGCGGGTCGGCCTGGCTGAATTCGCGCCGCTGGTAAAACCCGTGTTCCATGTAAATACATGGTATGTTGTGCTCCCGCGACATCTCGGCATAAAAATTGTTGGGGCGCTTGCCATTCCAGCATACGACGAGGTCGGGGTCCCTGATGCCCGGGAGTCGCTTTTCGATGTAGAACCCAAGCTCGGCAAGGCCATCGCTTATCCTGGCCAGGGGGTGTAACTTGTTACGGTAGTCGTATGCTTGTATGAGCGCGACCGGCGTATTGTCGATATCAAAGCTATACGCCCGATCTAGGTCAACGGCCGGGGAGCCGTTCCAAAAGTGCGCCCCGAATGGTAACTGGCCCGCCGTATGCTCCCGCAGGCCGCGAAGCTCTGCGCTCCTGCCCTGTATGATGTACGGCGCGGCCGACATGGTCTGGTCAATAGTGACCGGGAAAAACCAGCCGGGTTCGGCAACCGTGAGTTTGGCCGGCATTTCCCGAACTAGGTCATTCACCAGGGCCGGGCCATAGGTGACAGTGCCCATAAACGGGGTGTCAAGCACTCGGTCGCGGAGGTATCGTATCGCCGGGTGTCCGGGGGCGCAACCAAGTATGCCATTTGCATACGGCAGCTTGTCGCCGGACAGGTGACCGCGTATCTTGCTGATAAACAGCGTCGTGCCGTCAAGTTGCCAAGCCCGAACGGCATCGTCCAGCGGGCGCAGCGGCCAGAAGTCAGAATCGAAATACCACCCGCCCTCGCGGGCCAATACGCAATATCTGATTATGTCCGACTTGCTGCTGAACTTCTGGCATCGGGAATACCGCCGACGCCAGTCACTATCCAATGACTCCTCGCCATGAATTTTTATCTCGTATCCCGGGTTCAGGCGGCGAAACTCGTCCATATTCCGCGCCGCCCATGCCGGCATTGGGCCGCCAATCCAAACAAAATGGATTATTCGGGGAATCATGTCGGCAGCCTATCCCGCCTCAGCTCCGCGTCAACGTCGATTGTATCGCTTAGAACTGTTGTCCGCACCCATGACCACGGGGACACGATGAAGTCGGCCCGGTATTCGTACTCATCCAATACCCCCTCCCACTTATAGGTGCGCGCGTGCATTTCCTCGGTGTCATGTATGACCACCATCGGGACATGATGCAGCCGTTTGATGCACGGCCGGCGATGCTGGGCCGCACAGTCGACCAGCGCAATCCCGTACTCCCAGCCCAGTGCGTCCTCTTGCGACGGGGTCTTGGAGGCCATCATCTGATGCCATCCATTACGGTAGTCGATCAACTCATTGAGCCATGACGCTGCCGTTTCAATCGTAATCAGACGACGGCCCTGAACGCGGCACATATAATGAAGCGGTGGCGTCGAATAAAGTCCGGCGCCAAGTTCCAGCACATCGCCGCCCTGGAGCGCCGCACAGGCGAAGAATACGGGCATATGCGATGCCCAGGCCGAGTATTTGAGCACTTCCGCGTCTATCATTCCGTATACCCGTATTTGTGGGCCATGCGGTAAATGTACCGCGATGCCCTCAAATCCTTGCGCTCAAGGTCGGCCCACCCCTTGTCCGGATGCGCTCGAGCATTGGTCCTTGCTGATGGCGGCCGGACAACTTGCCCGACCTCTTTGGTTGGCAGCGATCCGCGAAGTAGCCGATCGGCCGGACCGTGCGGCCATAGGTCCTCGACGCGGTATCGTATGTCCGTCTGGTGCTCGATTAGCTCATTCCAGCCGATCCAATAAAGCATTGCCGCATGAAGCATGTCATCGGGAAGTCCGCCGAGATGCCGCGACACGAATCCAATCATCGGCGGCTCATGCGTCAGCATGCTGGATATTGTCGACAACGGATGCCGGACCTGATGGACGATTACGCCCCACTCGTACTCGTCTCGCCGTCCATTCGCCCTGATATACGGTTCGGAAACCGCATATGGCCACCCGCAGGCGCCGTCGGCATTGATGCGCTCGTGACCGACGTCCAGCCCCATGCCGGTGAGATATTCAGCCGTATAGTAGGTCCCCGACCTGCTGCAAGCCATTACCAAAATCTCGCGGTACGGCTTGGGCATGGGGACCCCCATAAAAACACCGTCCCCGCGGGATGCAGGGACGGTGCGTTGTCGGGCTAGATCGGATTAGCTATCGTACCAGCGGGCCAAAGCAACCCGGACGGTCGAGTCGCCCGACGCCGCGGCCTCCTGCGCGAAGCCAAGGCACTTGTGCGTACTCTTGGTCGTCACGGCAATGAGGTTCGACGCATCCCAATAAAGACGCTGGCCCTGGGTGATCGCTGAGCCGGAAGTGCTGGCCTTGGGTACCTCGACGATACCCTCGGTCTGGATGGTGCCTTCCTCGTCGGCCGCGATGTCACGCGGGGCGTGACCCACAACCTCGCCCATGACGACCATGTCGCCAGCGGAGACCTCGGAATCCGGGGTATGGGGCCAATATCCGCCCGCGCCGATGAAGGTAGTCGTAGCTGCCATGATGTTATCCTTTGCTCTCTAGGTGCGGGCTGGTTAGGCGCCAGCGTTCTTGACGGCGGCCCGGTATTCCTGCTTGTTCACGCCGAAGTCGTGATAGCCGCGGAACTGGATGCCGAGGACGTTGAAGTCGGCATCGGCCGTCTCCACCACCGGGGTCTCCTGGCCGTTGAGGAATACGGTCTCGATCATCGCCAGGTCGCGCGGGTCGGCCAGCAGGTACCAGGCGGTCGCGCTGTCGCTCGTCAGGTAGGACGAGACGACGGGCACGAACCGTCCGGCATAGATGTTGGCGTTCGGGACCTGCGTAGTCGTCGCGCTGCCGCCGGTGTTGACGGTCACGGACCGGATCAGCTCGAGCAGGGTAGCCTCCAGGGCCGGCGGGACCACGATGATACGCGGCTCGACGCCCAGGGGGTTGCTATCCGCGTCGGTCTGGTCACGGAAGTCGGTGATCGCAGCGCCGAGGCCAGCACTACCGAGGGCAGAACCGGCGCCGGTGTTGTAGTTGCCACGGCCGGACGTGTAGAACGTGCCAGCGTCGGCAAGGAACTCCGTCCAAAACACGGTATTGAGCTGCAAGGCGGCACCGCGGCCCAGCTTGCGCGGGATTTCGTCCAGCGCGCCGAGGTCGTCGTTGATAATGTCGTGCCGGCTAATAGCCATCATTCGGGCGTAGGTGTCCGCCTTGTTGGTATAGCTCAGCTCGGCGACGTCGCCGTGCGGGATTTCGCCGCCAGCCGCGACCTTCTCGTACTTGAGGTCGCCGGTCAGGCGGTACCGGGTGTGCGTGTGGAAGTTGTTTACCGGCTTGATGGCCGTGATGGTGCGCCACCCACTCTCGACACCGTTGAAGCCCTCGAGGAGCGACTTGTTGGCGGTGTTGCCGAGGATTCCGGAGATGTCGATGGTGCTGAACCCGGCCTCCAGGCCAAAGGCCGCCCGCATGATGCCGCGGGGGTCCTGGCGGAAGCTGCGAGCGCCCACGTAGCCATTCGCAAGCGCCGCCTCCATAATCAGCTCTTGCAGGCTGATCGGCTGGCGGTACCGCTTGTGGACGGCGTCCAGGGTGCGCTCATCGAAGTGCTTTTCCGGCTCGGGCATCTTGATGGCGGTGCAAAGCGCCGCTTCGAGCACCTGGTTGGTGATGCTCGGGTCGGTGCCGGCGCCCGTGTTGATGTTCACGTTGCGGTCGGCGCGCAGGGCCTCGAGCTTCACCCGGTTTTCGTCCCACTTTTCGGAGATGGCCTTGGCGGTCAGCTCCGGGTGGTCCTTGGTCTCCCGCTGAACCATGGCGATACGCTCAGCCTCCAGGGCGGCGCGAGCGGTCAGGTCGGCCACGGGGTCCGGCACATCGGGGTCCGGCACATCGGGGTCCGGCTGGGCCGGCTCCTCGGTCTCGGACTTCCACTGGGCCTCCAGCTTGGCCTTCTGCCTGTCGTTCGCCTCGACCGCCTTGGGATCGAAGTCGTTTTCCTTGAGCCACTTGATAAACTCGGGGTTCATTTTGGGTTCCTTCTGCTTGTGCTGACGATTAGCCACCAGACGCGCGGCGGTTGTGTCGTCGGCGCCCAAGGGTACGAAAGAAGTCTCACGAAGTGAGGATTTGGATACAATGGTGAGGGGGCCTGGCATCGTGCGGCCATTCACCTCGGCGGTCTCGCCGGCCCTGATCTCGGTGATGCCCTCGATCGTGGTCCCGATGCTGGCCTCCCACGGGAAACCATTGTCGGCAGAGGCAACCACGGCGGCGGCGGCATCTCCACCACCGGAAACGACACCCTCGATCACAAGGGACGTGCCGGTATTCGTGATTTTCTCGGAATGGCCGACAATCGCGGACATATCATGGTCGCGCAGGATTGGCCTCTGCTGCTTGTCGGCCTTGAGTCCGGCCAAGTCCACCACGACGGGAGCCTCGGACCAAAGGAAATTCATCGGGCCGCCGTTATAGGCGTCCAGCTTGAACCGGCGCAGGCTTCCCGCGCTACCATCGGACGCCGCGGCCTGTAAATCCACCGCGGCGGTAAAAGTCACCTTGTCCTGATCGGGAGTCTTAGCGGCACGGAGGGTGCCGGGGAAACCATTTGCCATGTGCGAGGCAATTTTACGGCCGCATGCCGTGGCGTCAACGTCAACCGGCAGAATTTACTCCGGAAGGTACTCGTCGGGAAACACGACAAACGAGTTGGCCGGGAAAGTCGCGTAGTAAATGACCCGCCTACCGGTGTCAGGATCAGTGAATATGACCGGTATTTCGGTGGCGTAGGCAATCCGATACTTCGGCGCGGGGTCCAATACATATACCTTGCGCCGGCACCCGGCCGCGCAAATGGTCAGCAGAAGTAAACAAGTACAGGCCAAACGTAGCATTATCACGCCTCCGGGCGGTCGCGCACATCGGAGCCGGGGCCGTCGCCGTCCTCCACATACGCTCCCGGCTGTGGTCGCTCGACACGGTCCCATATCTCGGCCAGTATGGCACGGGCCAACGGCGCTAGGGCCTCAAGAATCGGCCCCAGCCACGCCATCACGGCGGCGGCTAGGCCCTCCACGTCACTTGCCCGACTTGATCTTGCCGCGGCTGGCGGTGTAGCCCAGGGCGGCCAGGCCGGCGACAATGGCGCCGGTGATTGTCGCCGCGGTGCCACCCTCGGTCAGCAGTCCGCTCGACAAGATGAAACCGCCGACAACGGCCACCAGCGACAACCAAAACTCGGTCGTTTTGATGCCGCGGGCCGGCTTTTTCTCGGAATCTTCACTCATGGTTTGCCTCCTCGATAATGCAAACGGAGCCGCCGGGGACAGCGGTTACCGGTTTGAGCATGCGCTTGAGATTGGCCACCTCGACTTCCAGCCGGGCAACCTTTACGCATGTCGTGTGGGTGTTTATCAGCGTCCAGACAGACAACAGGGACAAAATGCCCATAATAATCCCGACCAGCCACGATGCGGTGATCCGGAAACTCCCGTTACGGGCAACAGCCGATGTCTCTGGCACGATTTATTCCTTCTCGTCCTCAGCGTCCAGCCCGAGCGCAACCAACAGCTCTCCGGAGGCGCGGGCCATTGACATATTGCCAGCCTTGCGCCACTCGCGGACGACGAATTGGCAAGCCTGCCGCTGAAATTCGGTCATCGTGATCGTATGCTTTTTTCGCAGCCAGTCGCGCAGGTTTTGACGATGCTCGTCGGCCTCGGCCTGCGGCAGATTATTCATCAGCGTACCGCACTTGACGCACTGAACCTCGGTCCCGCCATCCGGCGGAGTCGGCCGGGGGTTTGCATGGTCGAGGTCGTCCAGCATTTCCTCAACCTCGGCGCCCCGGACAATCTGCGATCCGGTTGCCTTTTTCCCGGGGGGTTGCCGGAGTATCTGCAAAAGGTACCGGTGGGCGTCTAGACTCACGCTAAACCGGTATTTTTCTGGCTTCTTGGCCTTCTCGGTCGTCATTGTTGTACCTCCCGCAGCATATCCTACCGGCGTGGTCGGTTTGGTCAATAGTCATCGGCCCGTGGTCAGGTGCCCCAATCTATGACGCTGGTGCAGCCGTTGGCCTGATCGAATGCCTTCACTGCGATCATGACCTGACGCTTGGCCTCCGGCTTGCCGTCAAGCTCCGACCCCAGGGCGGAAACCGCTGCGGCCTCCTGGGCAAGCCCGAAGGAAAAATCGGCAAGCACAATCTGATCCGGCCAATGAGACCTGTCCCGACTCCAATACGTGTCGTCGCCCCACGGGTCATTAGCCAATAGGTCAACATCCAAGAGCAACAGCGGCGCGGGGTTGCCCTCGTCGTCCTCGGGTTGCAGATCTCGAACTAGGTCGAAAATGCGGAAGGTCGCGCTCTTGGCGCCCTTGGTCGCGGTGAATTTGGGCAGTGCCATGTGTGCTCCTAAGAAGTGGCCCCAAGGCCGTGCGAAATGACGAGGTCGGCGAGGGCTTGGATCATGTCGTCGGTGTCTGTGTCGCCGGTGTTAGGTGTGTTGCCAAGGTCTCCGTCCACGACGCGGGCGCCGACCACCTGGGTTCCGTTGACTTGCAACACCTTGCCGGACGCAAGGTTGACGCCGGCCGAGACGACGCTGGCAATGGTCGAGCCGTTGCGCTTGAGGGCCAAATCCTTGGCGGCGCTAGAGTCTACCGACGTACAATACCCAACGGACAATTCGTCACTGCCATTGATGACAATGCCGGTCAGCCATGCGCTGTTCGCCGCGTTTCGCCAGGTCAGAGGGTTGTTGTTGAGGATGCGCGCATTGCCTGCAAGGTAGAGATAGTCGGTGTAAACCTGCCACTTATAGGTCGTCGTGCCAAGGGCCTGGCCAGTGACATCGGCCGGGCGGAAATAAAGACCGCTGCCGTGAATGACGTTGACCTTGAACTGGCAGAGCGACGAACTGAAGGCAAACACGTCCGTCCCGCCGGCGGAGGCTTCCATCGTCGTGCCGGCCACCAGCCAAAGAGTTTGCCCATCCGACTGGAGACGCACCGCGCCGGTTGAATCAGCGCGCAGCGCCACCGTCGCCGGGCCGAAATGGTCTAGATGCCCAAACCCCGCGGTGTCCGTGTAGCCGCCCCCGACGTACCCGAATTTGCACCGGCCGGCATTGTAGATCGCGTCGGTATCGGCAAGGCTGGTGAACCCGTCCGACTCAAGCGTCAGGATGGTCGAGCCGTCGCGCTTGAAGGCCAAGTCGTTCGCGCTACCGGAGTCGATAAAATACCCGCCCCAGAACGTCAGGCCATTGTATGGATAGATCGGCTTGGAGGAGATGCCCAGAACGAGTCCGTCGTGGGCAGAGCTGTAGCCAACGGCCAGCTCATTAGAGGCGAATACGTCAAACACCTGTATATAGCTGGTGTCTCCGAAGTTGCGGACGGCGATATAATCAGCCGAGGACGGGAATAGCAGCGTATTGTTGAGATATGAAAACGTCGAGCTAATTTGTAGTTGGGTCGATCCGTTATATTTCAGCTCCAGGTCTTCGGCCGCCGCCGTGTCGATAACCGTCGCGCCGCTGAGCGTCGTCGCCGAAATTGACAGGTTGGATTCCGTTAGGCCACCGGCACCGTCGCTCACTACGATGCGGTTGGCGTCATCCAGATTGGAGTAACCCGTCACCAGCGATCCCATATCCACGTCCCGGTCGGGCATGGTGAGGGATCGCGGGGCGGTGAGCGTTCCGGCCAAGGCGAGAGCCGCCCCGGTGAGGGTCATGCCCAACAGGCTTTCAACCAATGCGCTGCCATTAGATATGGGAAAACGAGTATTTGAAATTCCATCGGCCCCCACCTGGGCCAAAGTCACAGAGTGAGGGTTGGCCTCATCCTCCAGGTGGGAATCGTATGCACCGTGATCGTACTCGTACTCGTGAGCATCCACAGCGGCATCCGCAGAGCCGATCGGATCATAGACCCCGGTATGCAGGTGATCGCCGGCGGCCACCTGCGAGGCGCCGGTTCCGATGTCCAGGCTGATTTGCTGTCCGGCGATGCTGATACCATTACCAGAAACGGATGCGGCCTTATGGCGATCGGCTGTGTTGAGGGCGATGTCGTCGTGGTCGTAAGTAGATTCATGTGAGGCCACTGCTGCTGAGGCCGTGCCCGAAGGGTCGGCGCCGGCTTGTGATGCGGTGACAGAGTGAGGATTGGTTTCATCTATCAGATGAGCTTCATAAGCATCGTGGTCGTACTCGTACTCATGCGCCGCTACCTCAGCGGCGGCAGTACCCGTAGGGTCCGCTCCAGCTTGAGCGGCAGTAACCGAGTGCGGGTTGGCTTCGTCGGCTTCGTGGTCGGCGAGGTCCGATGCTACTGCCGCAGCAGAACCAGCTGGGTCATAGACCCCGGTGTGGAGATGATTGCCCCGAGCAACCTCATCGGCGTCGGTACCAATATCTAGAGAGATATCCTGACCGCTGATATCGATACCATCACCGGATACCGTAGCAGCATCGTGGCGCTTGTCGGTATTGAGGGCGATGTCGTCGTGGTCGTACTCGTACTCGTGGGCCTCGACCTCATCCTCAGCGGCACCAAGCTCATCGTAAAAGGCCGAATAATCTTCTTCCTCCGCAACCACCGCCCCGTCACGACCAAACACACTTACGACGTTCCCACTACCGCCACCCTCTCCCCATTCGGTATCGTAATCCGTATTGGACTTTTTCTTCAGGACCTCACCAGTGGATCCACCAGCGGGAACACCCTCACCAGTTTCTCCCTGGGGGCCAGCCTCACCGTCGTTGAATTTGATGAGGCTAGGCTCCTCCACCATTTGGAATGCATCACCCGAGGACATTTGAATCAGGCTGGTATCCTCCACCAACCGCATCTGGTCGTCGTCGGTGAAGGACATCCGTTCCACGGTTTCGCGGATAACAGCTTCCTCGCTGTCAGCGAACCGTACAACAGTAGTGTCCTCACGAATGCGCATGGCTAGGAACTGGCTCCCGTGTCAAGGGTGGGCAGGACGTGGAACTCCCCGTAGAAGGGAGTCCGAATTTCATCCACCGCAGAATCCTCATCGGACGGAGCACTAAACCGAACGCGATAGTACACAGTGCGATAATCCTCGTCGGTGGAAACTTCGATATCGTTGATGTCTTCGGCATCGCCTTCAGTGTAGAACCACCCATCCTCGCCATCGGTAATGAAGTCTGCGGTACCGGTGAACAGGGTGGAGCCTTCGTTTTCAGGGTTCAGGTCGGTGGTGACGATGAACTCAATTTCACAACCGGAGATGTCGACGGCCTGCCAGACGCCATTGGCGTCCTTGTACTCGACACGCCACTTGCGGTAGAACGTGTCCCCCTGGATGGCCACGAGCGTCTTGTTGCGGGGCCGCGGGATGGAAAGCAGTTGTGCAGGCAACCCCATATCAGTTCTCCTTGAAGTGAGCCTTGAGGCTTTGCTTGGGGAACACGTCCAGGGCGCTAGTATCGTCCTCTAGGTTGATGACCTGCCGATCCGGAAACACTTTCTTCAGATCGGCCGCCACATATTCCATTCCCTTGATGAATCGCTTGTAGACCTTGGGATTGGAACGCGACTTCGCGTAGGACGTATGGAAGTTGCACCGTCCGTTGCGCGCCGGCTGCATGTCGTATCCCAACAGGTACACCGGGTTGGCTCCCAGCAGGAGAGCCAAGTTGATAGCCGAAGCGCCAGTGTTGGCATTCCAACCCAAGGCGTCGGTCCCCAAGCCGCGCAGCTTCCGCTTCATCACCTTCAGCCAGGGTGGTGGTTTCTTGTAGCGATTCGAGTTGGTCACCATGATGCCACCTGCAGCGACGTACCGCTTGATGGCCTTCTGGTGCGTGGCGTTATTGATGAACCGAGCGTCCCCCGCAACACAAATGGGGACCAAGTCATGTCCGTAGTAGAACATGACATTGGTCCCCACTACATTGCGGTCGGCCAACAGGTCCCAGTCGAAGTCGTGCAGGGAGTAACCACCGCCGACAACGTAGCAGGAGTGGCCATGCCAAACCTGCTCAGGAAACCACCGGCCGTGGGCCGGCATGGTCAGCCCTTCAAATAGGTATCAATGAAGGCGTCCACTTCGCCCTTCTTGAGCTTCTTGTCGTTGAGAATGGTATCGAGGTCGTCAGCCTCGGCTACCCAGTAGCCCCGTTTGTGGGCGAATACCACAAAGTCCTCCTCCTTCGCGTGAGAGAACTTGTCGGTAACGTCCTTGGGCTTGCTCGTGGATTTCTTCGTGGGCTTCTTCTCGGCCGGCTTCTTCTTGGCCCGCTCCTTGACAGGGGGCTGGTCCTTCGGCGGAACGAGAGGGGTGTCCTCATCGTCCGGATCAGGTACCGGCGGGGTGTCCGGGAGCCCTTCGACAAGTTCGAACTTGTCGGGAAACATTTCCTTCAGCGGCGCATCGGTCTCCACGATATCGCCGGGGTTGATGTCGAACGGCTTTCCACCATCTTCATGGTGGACGTGCGATCCAACTTTGTCTTTCAGCTTGTACTTCACGGGTTTCTCCTTCCCTTTGGTTGGTTGGTGTTCAGCCACAGAGCCAGGGGGAGGAGGGCCACAACACCTCCTCCCCCGGCTTCCCCCTTCTCACCCCAGGCTAGGCCGTGGTTCCGTGCACGATGCCGGTGCGGTCGTTGATGTCCGCCCGGATCTGCGGGACCAGGATGGCCATGACCTTGAAGTTCAGCTGCATACCACCCTTGGTTTCCCACTGGACGGTGGTGATGTCCATGCCGACGACTTCCCGGACAACGTCCGAGGTCATCTGCACGAGCAGCATCACGAACGACGTGCCGGCGGTGTCCAGGTAATCCAGGGTCCGGACACCGGTGATGTCGCTGATGGCAGCGAGGCGCTCCCGCAGAGTGTTGTCACCCTTCGCGGTGGAGTAGTCGTCGTCCAGGTACTGATCCCAGGCGGTACTCACGTACAGCATGAAGGGACCGTAGTGGAAGGCCTGCTTGGCCTGATGCACCATGGCCAGCACCTCGCCCACGGTCGTCGCACCGGTCCAACCACCCGCGGTCGGCGCGGTCATGGTCTTGGTGAGACGATTCGGGAAGTTGGTGTAGCCGTAGATGGTACCTCCGCCGAAGGCGTAGGAACCATAAGTGCCCAGGAGCAGCTTTTCAGCCGTCTCGGCGACCCGTCGAGATGCCAGCTCCGCGGTCGTGGTATCCAGCGGGGACCCACCGTTCCGCGACACCATGACCTGGCGTGCAGAGTATTGGAAGTCCTTGTGGATGATCGGCAGCGGCAGGTTGGTGAGCTCGAACTTCGGCCGGTCCGCGTCACCTTCACGAAGGCCGTCCATGCTGACGTCCGCTTCGTTGATGTCGCTCTGGGCCTCCGTTTCGAGTACCGTCTTGCCCATGCCGTTCGGGATGTTGAAGGTCAGTCCAGCACCCCGCAGGTCCGCAACGGCCTTCAGCCGCGGCTTGGCAGCCTTGACGACGGCCGAGTCGAGCAGCTTCCAGTCGTCCTTCCGAAGAAGGGCGGTCGCGTTCGTGAGGGGGACCGCCTTGGGTTGGCCACCCTCATGGACGGTGATGTAGTGCCGTCCATCGTTGCCGACCCATGGCCGCAGGATGCCGGCATCCATGCCGTAATCCAGCAGTGTGGCAGCAACGCTGCCCTGGGCCTGCCCGTTCATGATGAAGTCCATGTGTTACTCCTTGCTTGATTCCATGGTTCAGGCCATGGCAGGTGAATGAAGCGCCGAGGCCCTAGAGGACCTGCACCTTCATGAGAGTGGCAACGGCGCCGGACCCGCTCAGGTCCTTCGCTTCCTCGGCGTGTGCCACGACCTGATCGATGGTCGTTCCCGAGGTCTCGCTGCCATTGGCGATGAGGGTGCCGTCGCCGGCGGAGATCAGTTCGTCACCGATGGCGACGTTTTCACCGGCCTTGAGGAAGGCCTGGATGTAGTTGCCGGGGTTCTCCACGTTCATGGCCACGAGGTCGGCAGCGGAGTAGTCGTCCGTGAGGGTGTTGCCCTGCAGGGCGTCCACCTCCGCGAACATCCGCTGGGCGTAGCCGCCCTCGGTGCTATGTGCCTGGACGGTGCCAGCACTGGTCTTTTCGATCAACATGCCGGGGGTGATGGTGCTCGCGGCCCTCGCCTCCTCGCGCCGAAAGTCACCAACAAGGTGGACTTGGTTTTCGTCGCTCATGGTTGTACTCCTTGACTGCGGGGGACCGGCCCCCTGGTATGTCTGTTCGCCCCCTCAAGGGAGCCGCCACGACGACGGTCTCCCTTGATGGTCCGGTATGGACGGGTGGGGCTTACTTGTCTTCGGTCTCCTGGTTCACGACGCAGGGCGTCGACAGCGGCTCTTCCTCGCCGGCGTTGACCACCGGCTTGGCCGGCTCAGCCTGCCCGGCGAAGTTGAGGATCTTGCGCGGCGATCCGACCGGGGTCTCCGGCTCCGGGTCGGTAGCGAGGACCGCGAGGGCCTTCAGCTCGTCCAGGCCCTTCTCGTTGAGCTGCTCCTTGGTGAAGGTGTTGCGCTTGTTGGCCAGCACCTTCCCCACCAGCCCGTTCTTCTCCGCATTGTGCGCGGTCAGGCCAGCGGTGAGCATATCGCGGATGCCCTCGGGGGCGTTGGCGATGAACTCTTCGACCGACTGGTTGTCGGTGGGCTTCTCCTCGGCCGGGGTCTCGGGCTCCGGCTCCGGCTCCGGGGTCTCGGGCTCCGGGGTCTCGGGCTCCTCGCCGTTGGCCGCCAGGAACTTGAGCTGATCGTCGGTCATGCCGTTGAGCACCTCGCGTTGTTCCTCGCTCCACGGGAGCTTGTCGTTGCCGATGATGCCGGCGATGACTTCGTCTCGGTCCATGGTATTCTCCTTCACGGAATTGTTGGTGAGGTTGGCGGGGGCCGTATTCCCCACCATGGTTCCGTCCGGCAGTTTCCAGTACCGGACTTCAGTAGCCTCCTGGCGGACGCCATCGAGGGTGATTTCGTCGTCGTCTTTGATGGTGTACATCTGATACCAAAGCTTGTCATTCTGGTGGTACACGAAAAACTCGTCGTACACCTGCTCCACCCAAGCCTCGTCAGAAATCTTGGCGTTGAGCTTTTGCCAAATTTCACTATGGCTGAGTTCGTTGAGCAGGACAGCAGCATGGGCGGCCCAGCGGGCTTCAGGCCCGTTCTCGTTGAGGGTAGATAGGGCGTTGCGCAGCAGGCCCGCTCCGTCGGCGACGCTGCAGGCGCCTTCCTTGTCGGGGAGCAGGGCGAAGTGGTCGGGGCGGTGGTTGCGGGCGATGCCGTCGTAGGCCTCACCGTTCCACTCGCCGCTGGTAGTGTCCTGATCGACAAGAAGCCCGGTGGACACTTCCATGATCGTGCCTTCATCCAGGGCGTTGAGAACCCGATCATCCACGTCCCGGATCCGGCTTTCCTCCAGCCAGCACTCGGTTTTCAGTTTGTTGTCTTCCCACCGGGTCTTGAGCAGCTCACCGACCTTGTACTTGGTGAGGATGTCGGGGTCGTTGGCGGAGATGGGGGCGCCGTTGCGCTCGGGGTGGTACACAACGACCGGCTTGCTGTTCCACACCTCGGCGGAGCGGGCAAGCTCTTCGGCAGGGTAGTAGAGGGGGCCGGCGCTGCCGCGGTGCACACCCTCGGTCATCATGACCGCCGGCACCACGAGAAAATCCCGCCCCTGCATGTTGTCGTGGCGGACGGAAGCTTTTTCGGCCTTGAGGTTGAACGTCAGACGCTGGAAGGTCGATTCCAGGGTTGCTGTCTCGTTGGTCACCAACTTGGGGGATGGGCGAGTGTTCAAGCGTTGCTCCTACAAAAAAAGAAAGGGACCACTCCTTGTTGGAGTGGCCCCTTTTCCTGTCTCGGTGGAGTCCTACATCCTCTTTGACAACCGTATTTATACTAGTGAAGTGATTTCTGTAAAGATAGAAATTCAAGAAATAGGTTTGTCTGCCCCGGTAGCGTGCCCCGGATGACCTGGTGGCTTCAACGTTTGCTCCTGGCGTACTAGGTCAATCTTACCGCGTTTGATCTCAATAGATATTGTTCCGAACCAACCGCGATTCTGTGCGCTCACCAGGAGGGCATCAACCCACCTGCGGTGTTCCAGCTGCTGTTGCTCTGGGTTAGTCATCCGTGTTCTTCACCTTGGGCTTGGAATGAGGGCGTGTATCGGCCTCGCTAGGTTTGTCAACCTTTTCCTTCGTCACCGTCGGGCGTTGGGCGATCTTGGGCTTGGGGAGGGATAGGTCGTTGTGCACCGGTTCGCCACCAATGCTGTCCAGGTCGGTGCCGGTCACCTTCATCTGCTCCCCGATTTCCTGGTACTGGTCCAAGATGCGATTGAACACCTCGGGGCACATCGATTTGTTGAACAACGGATGCGACAGAGCCTTGCCCATGAGAGCCAGGAGTTGTCCCATGGCCGCATACTGCTGACACAGGAGTAGCCAATTGCGCTTGGTGGATTCCAGGGAAAGCCGCTGGGTACTGGATAGGGACTCTTTCTTCTTGGTCATGACAGATGCCTTTCACTGGGTAGTGGGGGTGGCTTGGGTTCTACATTCTTGCCAGCCCAAGTGGACCGGCTCTTGGCTTCTTTGACAGTCTGAGGCACGCGGTCACCCGCACGGGTACGCTTGGGTAGCTCCTTCTTCAACGACCGGTCGATACGCTGCTGCTTCTCTCGCTTTGACCAGAATCGGCGCTCCCGCTCTCGCTTCTCGCCAACGTTGGCGGGGATCCACGCGCAACGGCAGTTAGGATGCCGAGGGATTAGCCCTCTCGCTTCTTCTACCGTCATGACTGTACCATCTAGCTCATCGCAAAGTGGGCATACACGCTCGTCTGCAGCCGTGCTCCACTCGGCCATCACGCCCACCTTCTCGATGTTCATCTCCTTGAACGAGTCGAGTTGGCCCTCGGCGTGTGCTGCGATTATTTCCGTCCGAGCCATGACCAATGCGCGCTGCCGAGTAATTCCATCGATGGTTTGGCTAAGTTCTCGCGCAATGGTGGCGGGTCCTTGGCCTTGGGCTATACCGTTGGCCATCACCCTGCTCACCTGCTGGCCCATTGCGCTCGTGATGCCTTTCAGGTCCTCGTAGCTGCGGGTATAGAGGAACTTGAGCTTGCTGACTCGCTCTGGGCGGGCAAACGCCGACTCAAGGAACTGGGCACGCGATCCGAGATAGAATTCACCCGTAGGCGCTAGTGTCTCGGGGTGAGCGTCTGTATATGCCCGTATGGATCCCTTCTTGTATGCGGATTCAACCCACTTGGCCGTCCATGGATCACCTTTGACGTTAGTCGTGAGGATTTCCTGATCAACTTGGGAGCTGAACCACTTATTGAATGAATCCAGCTTTTGCGCATTCGTTTGAAAGCGCCAGGCTTGTCTCTCTGGCAAGTTGACGTTGGTGATCAGGTTATTGAATACGGGTGGTTTGGATTCATCGAGGCCCAAAGCATCGAGATCATATATTGTCCGCACCGTTGCCCTACGCACGGTTTCAAATCGGCGCTTCATATCTGCTGAATACTGCTTGCGCAATGTCGTCGTACGCGTGGGGTCGAGCATCAACACTCCCTCCAGATGCCTTTTTCAAGATACCCATGCCAGAGCGTTCGCTTCTCGTCAGCTACCAAGATTGATGGGTTGACGGTGATCGTCCCATCCTCGTGCTCGATGACTTCGTGCTCGGAGAGACAGCCTAAGTAGCCGTTCGGGGTGCGCGCATACCACTGATCGTTCAATGGGTGGATCCCATATTCACCCGCACGAACAGGGAAGCTACCGTTGGTTGGGTAGGCTCGTTTACCGACGACCAGGTGCTTGATTCTGGTCATTCTTTCTCATCCTCTTTGAGTTGATCTTCAAGGCGCCGCTGCTTGGCTGGGCGCTTCTCCTCTTCGATGCGTGCGGCCTCTTCCACCCGGCGCTTCTCTTCATCAACTTCCAGATCTTTCTCCCGTTCTGCTGCGGCGTCCATGATAGTTTCGATCTGGTCCTTGGTGAGACCGGCGAACATCTCCAGGTACTGCTCGGGCGGGATCAGCATATCTACGTTGCCGCCCACGTACTTGGCCAGCGCCTGAGTCATCACATCCAGCACGTCGGCCTTATCCTTCTCGGACGGGGCGTCCAGATCCGGCCACTGGATTTCATACTCCACCACCAACGGAAGCACACCCGCAGCCATGAGCCTATCGATAAGGGGCTTGATAACGTAGGGGGTGAGGTACTTGTTTTGGCGCCGAGCAACACGCTTGTTCCAGTTCTTGGAGTCCTGGCTGGAGGCCAGCTTCGCTTGCTCCGATCCCATGAACACCCGCTTGGGTACGCCTAGGGCGATAGCGATAAGGTTCAGGTTGACGTCAATGTGCGCAGTAGGATCCGCAACCTGTGGCTCCAAGGTATTGACGGTGATGCCTTGGAGGCGGATGTACCGCTGCAGCCCGTTGGCGTAGGCAGCGGTTTCATCCTGCAGCGTTTCCTTCTCGGTAGTAGTGAGCGCCCTGGCGTTGGGATCCATCTCAAACGAATAGCCAGGGAAGCCGCCCTTCCAGAACATCTCACCAGAACCACCGGCGATCTTGCGAATATCGTAGAGGCGGTTGAAGAGGGTCTGCATGCGAGGAACGCCATACACCTCGCTTGCCTTGCGATTATCGGCGAGGTGGATAATCCGCGTCCAGTGGACCAGTTGCTCCCGGCCGCTTGCTGGCGTGATCTCTCCGGTATCGGTGCGCGTCTTGGTGACTGACTCAAATTTCACGCTGTACATGGTAGGGAAGCCGAAGCGGGGGTTGGTGGGGTCTTTCTCGGTGGCCTTGATATTGACCAAGGACTCATCGAAGGCCCGTAGGTAGAGGAGCTTATGCTCGGTGGCCTTCCCCTCGGTGGGAAGCTCACCATTCTCGGGTACACCATCCACCGGTTCCTTGAGGTCCTTACCATCATCAAGGCCCAGCAGGAGGATGCCGTAGCAACCGATGCCACTAATTTCATCTGCCTTAGCCAAGTAGGCCCAGAGCTGCTTCTTTTCCTCTAGCTCGTTGAACGCCTTTTCGAATGCGCTTTCCTCGGTATCCTCGTTCTCTACCACCTTTGGGTCCACTACCCACGACTCCTCAGGGAACAGGGACACGACGCGAGTGGCAATACCCTCCCGATCGTAAAGCAGTTTGTACTGCGAGGTGGTGAGCTCCTTAGGATAGCCGCACTCCAGATCGATGTCCCGGCGATCATCAATGAGCTTGTTGAGGAGGGTGGAACGCATCAGGGAGGCGTTCAACGCCATCATTTCCCGTACGTACCCTCGTTGTAGAGGGGTAAGAGTGCTTGTGTTTTCCAACGCATTGCGGAAAACCTGACCCTTGGTTACTCGCTTAGCCATTACCAGACTCCTACTCTTTTCGTGTTAGTCAAAGATAGCATAGAAAACGCCCCAGAAGAAGCATCAACTTGATCCTTATATTTTGAATTAGGGAACATCCGTAATTCATCCTTGTACTTTTTGTTCCAATCAGCCCGAGCTAACCGAACACCCCCACCGTTGACTTGGGTATGGAAGGGACGGGCGCGCTCCTCTTTGGATCCGGTTACGCGATCTGGTTCAACATTGAACCCAACCATATTGCGAACCGTGCTCTCTGCGGACTCCTTGCCACCGGATCCGCCTTCTTGCTCAATACCGATGCGCACGTCAACCCCATCGAGGCGCGCCGTCTGCTTCATCAACTGCTCTCGCTCCCAGCTATTCAACTGGACGCGAATAACGTCAAGCACCCACGTGAAGTTATTGACATCAAGTCCCATCAGCACGCCAACCGTAAAGCAACCACCAGCATGGGTACCCGCTTTATCCCAATAGCGCACTTTACGAACCCAGTCATTATCGGATGCCGGCGGTTCACCAATCAACATCTTGTCAACATCGAAATCACCACCGCCGAGAGGCACGGGGCGTTGTAAGAATTGGCCCGCATAACCATATTCAAGCAACTGCGCCTCAGCCTCTTCAAGCACCTTGCGATCCATCCGTTGTAGATCCAGCAAGAACCATCCCTCTTTGTCGGGGTCTGGGGTATAGCGACGGCGTAAGCTGCGCGGCCTGACTTCATTCTTGTTGACTTCGCTATACTCAGCAGGAAGGTTGATATGCCGAACTGTCGTCTTGCCTTCTTCGGCCTTATCCAGCATATTCTGGGAAGGGTCATCCTCGTGGAGGCGCTGCATGATGAGGATGGTTGGCGTGATTGACTTCTCGACTTTGCGAGTTGACAACGTGCGCCCGATCCAATCATTCGCCTTCTTCAACTCGGCATCGCTCACAGCCTCTTGCGGGTTGAGCGGATCGTCTACGATGAGAAAGTGTCCGTGGAATCCCGTCACCGTGCCACCGGTTGAAGTAGTGAAGCGCATCCCCTTGTCAATATTGCGGAACCGGTCGAGTCGATTGGCGTCAAAGCGCAATTGAACGTCTGGCCAGAGGCGCTGGTATTTATCGGATTGGATAATATCGCGTGACTTCATACTCAATTCAACCGCGAGGGTGTAGGAGTATGAACCGCAGATCGTGCTGAAGGATGGTTCTCGCGTCCAGACCCACGCCGGGAACATGATAGAGCACACAGTTGACTTTGAACTACCAGGCGGGACGTTGATCAGCAGGTCATTCTCTTTAGGCAATCCTGCAAACACCCGCTCGGCAACCTTTTGCATCTCATCGCAGATGACTTCGATATGCCAATTCCAGATTGGCTTCTCGGGAATGACAACATCCCAGAAGCGCTGGACGAATTCATAGAAGCTGTCCTGGCAGATAGACGCCTCTAGCTCATCCTTAGTCACGTACTTCAGGTCCTCGGCAGTTGCGTCAACATTAGGCATTATCGCTCACCCCCCGACCATCCCCCATCAACCCCTGACATCCTCGATCAAATCGCATTTTTATGCCTCAATATGCCTCAACTCTCATCAACCGCCTCCTCTACCTCTCTAGCTTCCATCTCGGCCAGTACCCGCTTGCGCTCCTCGATAGGGCAATCCAAAACATCACGATGAGCCACCACATGAAGATGCTCATGGCGAATCGGATAATCTGGATCTCCTTCAACCTTCATCTTGGTCGTAGGCGCATAGCCTGGGATCGTCTTTTCCACGATCCAACAATTCGCTTTGAGGCGCACGACTGGGTTGGCCGCGTTGGAGGCGATGTCGTAGATGTTGACCAGGGATTGTTCTTTGGCCCTCAGCGCCTCTTCTTGGATCGCTTCTTTGACTAATTCCCAGCCTGGTTGATTGAGTTGATGAACAAGCGTTCCGGTAGTGCAATGCAGTATCTGCGCCAGCTTTGTTATACTGCCGTATGTTCCTGGTATTGCATTGATGACTGTGGTTTTGCGCCGTACAGGCCTGAGGCGCTTGCGGAGGCGTGGTCTTGGTGGCCTTGTCGCTAGTTTGGCCTTGCGATGGTATCGTGCTACTTGAGTCTTGTTTCTGACTTCTAAGTTGCGTGTCATAAAACCGCCTCTGTTGATTTAGCGAACTATATGTTCGCTAAGTATAGTGGGGCGGTTGAAGCTGTCGAGAGATTGTTGGTTTTACTTCCTATTTAGGGGGAGAGCTAAGAAAGGCCCCAATTATGGGGACTTGGGAATCCATGTCCCTTTTTTGATAAGGGATTCCACGTGCCAATCGGGTTCACAAATATATTCCCAGCGTTGTTTGGATGGCCTCCACCAACGTATGATGTACTGGTCGTCCACCTTTCCTCGCACGTGGATGAGTTTGTTGTGGACATTAGGTTTACCGTTGACCAACGGCCACACTTCCCGATATGTCTTGCCTACTTCTACCTGGGACATCGTATTCTTTCTCCATGGTAAGTAAATGTAAGGTTTCCATCATTACAGGCGAGACACTCTAGCCGTTCATGTGCTATTATCCTCAATTCCCATCCCACTATCCTCCAGGGGGATTCCGGCAGCGTCGAGAGCAGTGCGTGCGTGAGTGCGCAAGTCAACCTCATCGCACTGCCTATCAGTCGCTATCTCGCGCAATGTCGCTATCAATGGCTCTACGTCTGAGTAGCGGACATAGGCGCCATCCGGCGATTCCCCGCATCCGTAGTCTATCTGGGTGCCACGGGTGTATGGGGTGTACCGTTGCAGTACCATCACTCACCCCCCTCCTTCTCGATCGGCTCATAAGTCTCCGCGAAGATGTCAGGCTTGCACGGGTACCGCTCTCCGCGCACACCAGTAATAATTATATCACCAGGGCAGACGATATGACCACCCTCCAGGGTGTCTATCCATCCGTGGTGGCCCATGACATACCCGCAATGTTCGCACGGCCTAATATGGGGCACGTTAGGGTCACGGAAGTACCGGACCACTTCACCCTCGCTTAGCGACGGGTTCTCCGGTGAGATTGGGCGGCTATTATCTTCTGGGTGATCCCCGTTCGTGTACCACTGATGGGCCTCAACGGTAACAGGCTTCTTGCGAAAAAATGGCATAGTCATTCTCCTCGGGCTGCGGCCAGGAGCACGGCGCGGAAGTCGTTTATGTGGCCGACGTAGGTATGGAGGAAGTAGGTGCAAAGATGTTCACTATCTAATTCGCCAATTCCATAAAGCTGCTGGGGATGAATCTCCGACGGTGTTTTCACGTAAAGATAAAACCAAGTCTCGTCCATTTTGGAAATCAGGAACCGCACTATTCCGTCGATACCAAGCCACACATCCCCCGGCCTCGGCTCTCGGGCAGGCTCCTCGGTGGGGAGGTAGCCGTGGGAGCGGAGCCAGTCTGCCTCATCATCTCCACACCGGGACAGCGCGTATTCAACGCCGTGCCCATGAGTATAGCAATAGGCGGCCAAGTGGCAAAGCGAAGCCGGGGCGTTGTCGTCCCACAGCATCCTCAGCAGGTCTCTGGTGTCTTCGGGCTGCTTCATGTCGGGGACTCCTGGAGGGGGTGGAGTAGGTTCATGGTTTTCTCCTGATGGTAGATGACTTGCAGGAACGTCGCTGCACGTACCAATAGCGCCACAAACCTCACAAGCCCCGTGGGACTTGGCAAATCCCTTAGACCAGCCGTTTTTCTCAGCGCACTCGTCACAAAAAAACATTACTGGCCCTCCTCCTCCAGCCCCAACTGCTTCACCTCGCGTGATACCCGATAGCGAATCTGATAGTGGGGGCCGGGCACTTGTTCGATCTCGATAGGACCGAACCAAAGTATGGGATGTCCATTGATAAAATAGGTTTCGCCCAGGTCAGGGCGACCGGCAATCTCCTCGCAGGTGATCTTTGGTTCCGGCCCGAAGGCCTTGACCTTCTTTGCTTGGTTGATGAGATCCTGCAGGGAATCGTTCGCCTGCTTGCACATAGCACGGCCGGCGTCGGTAAATACCCGATTGAGTAAGCTCATGATTCCTCCCCAAAAAACTCTTCCACGCTTACTTCCCTCCCCTGGTACCAATACCGCACCGGCTTTCCGTGGGAGCGAGCATATTCAATTTCCCGGGAGGTGGACTCCCCGATGTAATTGTTTACGTTGATGACCAGGATTTCATCAGCCAGGTCAATCTTCCGTAGGTGGAGGATGTCCAAAGCTGTCTTATCCACAATCGTCAGCTTCAACCCATCGTTGGATTTGGTATCACAGCCGATGGAGAGCACGATGTTGCCCTTGAGGGTTTCCGTCCAGTTGGCTTCCCGAAAGGTGTCAATGAAACGGGTTGACCCACACAGGCAAACGACTTTAGGACGGTTCATGGTCTGCTCCTTTTCGGAAGGGAGGCGCATATCGACTAATGAAGTGAGGTGGCCGCTCATGCCTCGTCCCCCCGTGTTTGATCGTCCTCACCCAACGATTCCGCCGAAGCGGACGGGCCGCTTGGCTCGGGGTTGGGCTCTATTTCATGCAAGCCGTGCGCAAGTGGTTTGCAGTCAGTCCGCCAATAGGAAAGCCAAAACCACAGGACATGCATTTGATATGCCCGTATATTTGGTTTGCTCTTTTCCAAACACCGGCCTACATGCACGATGTTGTCCCAGGCTCCGCCTTCTCCATCATCCATGGTGACGCGGATTGTCTTTGTAATGTTTAGTGCGATGTAGCGCGTTTTTGATATTCTTATTTTCAGTTGCACGTTTAGTTCCTTTCGGGCGTCCGCGCCCAACTATTCCGCCGAAGCGGACGGGGCAACAGCATTCAGAATCTCCAACACTTCGGATTGATGAGTTTTCATTTTTTCCCGGATGCTGTTGATTATCGTCTCAGGATCGGTGGGACCCAGATCCCGAAACCCACCACCCCCCTCCTTTTTTCGGATGACCAAATCATACCGCTCCTTCAAAGCGACAAATCTTTTCAGGTGGAAATACTTACTGCGCCATTCCTCAGTCCCCTGTTCCCACAGCACTTGGAAGAGAGCGGCAAAAGCTAGAGCCTCCCTGTCCTTGATGGTGGGGGCTTTCTCCTCCGCCAGAATTGAAACGGAGAACAAAAGCAACAAGCAGCATAGGATGGTTTTGGTTTTCATGTCAATTCAATCCTTTCATTCCCTGCGTATTATCGTCACTCGCAACCACTTCTCACCCCACTTCACTGCATTGCGGTGGTGGATGAAGCGGACGTCAATATGAATAAACCGCTCCCGACGAGGTTGAGTTGGATGTGTCCACGGCCAACGCCATGCTGTTTTCATGTCACCACCAGTATCATCAACCAGCCAAGCGTGGTCGGCTGGGAAGTAGCGTGAGGGCTTGTAGCCCGGGACGATAATGCGAGTACCTTCCGGCAGCGCACGAAAGTCAGCGGCAATTCCCCAATGATCCTCCATACGCCTTGGACGGATAATCCGCTTACCTGTGGCAGTCTTACCGTTAGCGTGCCTCCCACAACATTTTCGACACGGGCAGTAAGCTGTGACATACGCCCATACCACTTCAGTTTCTGCTGCGAGAGGGAGAAGTAGAAGGAGAAGGGCAAGGATTTTCATTCATCCTCCTTATCGTCGTCGCGCCGGTTGAATACAATAGCCATCAAGATCAAAGCGAACAGAAGGGGCAACGGCCACAGCAGATGATCCATCAATCCTCCTCCTGCGCAAGCCGTTCCTTCTTCAACTTCCAGCACTTAAATCGCGCTGGGCACCTGGCAGAGCAGACGCCCGAAATAGCCCAAGGCTTACCTATCTCCATATACCAGCCCAGGCAGTCCCACTTTTCCTGCGGATCCTCCAGGTCCTCTATCTTACCTTTGCTCGTAGCGCCATCAATCTTGAGCCAGTCACGCTTGGGCCTGATCTCATGATTGATCCTCTGGATCTCAGCCAGTAGTGAGAATGGGCGGCGGACCCGATCAGCGAAGTGGATAATCGCAGCGACATCCTTCGGGAAGCATTTGCCTCCGTAGCCCATCATTCCATCAGGACCAGGAACGGCGCCGTGCGAATTACCGACGCGGACATCTGCATGAAATGCTTTCACGACATCCGCCCACGAATCCGGAGCGCCCGACCGATCAAAGACCAAGCGCCACTGGTTCATGAAGATGACTTTCATCGCCAAGAACGTGTTGATCATATATTTGACCAATGGTGCGGCAGTAAGGCTCACCTGGTATATCGGGATCCCAGGAGCGATACTAAAGTCATTACACCAGTCCGCCACCTGCTTCGTGTCCCGATACTCGCCACCAAAGATATGGAAACGAGGCGCCATCGCATCGTGGCGCCATGTTTTCTCCCGAAGAAACTCAGGCGACATCACTAGGCGAAGCCACGGGAAGTCTTGCTTGATATTTAGCAGAACGTCTGGCAGTACGGTCGACTTTACTATGACGATGGCCTCCTCGTGGTGCTGCTTGTCTAACTCCTCGGCCAGATCGCGCAGTGTCGACCGGATGATAGAAGTATCCTGTGGGCCGCCGTCAAACTTCATCGGCGTCGGAACGCAGATAAAGATGAGATCGCACTCCGCGATCTCGGGTAGCGGGAACGATCCGGGCAGCTTGGGATCGTTGATAGATATAGAAGGGAGCTGCCAGAGAAGGGCGGTGGCCTTGCCGACAAAGCCGTAACCGATGATCCCGATGGTAGGTACGTCAAGCATACTCTATATCGTGCCTCCGGCGAGATTGAAAAGAGGGGGTCTCATAAGCCGTATTGCTATAAGCACTTATAGTCGTCGAAAAAAGTATTTACATCACGCATATAAGTGCTACTATTGAGCCATCGAAACAACAAACGGAGTCCTACCGATGATCAGCCTCACCAAGCCTCTGACCTCCCGCTCCTTCGGAATCGAAATCGAAATGTACTCCAAGGTTAGCGAGGAGCACGTCTCTCGTTTGCTCAACGAAGCCGGCATCGCCTGCCAGGTCGAAGGGTACAATCACTCCACCAGGCCCCACTGGAAGATCGTAAGCGATGGCTCCATCGACTACCGGCGCGGGTGGCACAGCTTTGAGCTGGTTAGCCCCGTCCTGAGCGGCGAAGAGGGCCTGCTGCAGATCCGCCAGGTCTGCGCGATCCTCAACGGCCCCATCGTACAGGCGACGATAAACAAGAGCTGCGGCCTCCACGTCCACCACGGCGCCAGCGACTTCGGCGTGAAGCAGCTGCGTAACGTGGTCAACCTCTACAAGAACCACGAAGCCGAGATGGACGAGATGGTACCGCCCTCGCGGCGCCGTAGCAACGCCTATTACTGTAACACCCTGCAGCATATCGACGCCGGCCAACTCTTTCGTACCAGCCGCCACCATCGTACCCCGCAGCTCGGCCTGAACAGCCGCTACTACAAAGTCAACATGGCGGCCTTCCAGCGCCACAGCACAGTCGAGATCCGGCACTTCGGGGGGACCACCGACGCCGATAAGATTTGCGGCTGGGTCTGTCTAACTCAGGCGCTGGTCGAGCGGGCGGCCTCCAGCAAGAAGAGCATCCGGAAGCCGACCAACGCCCGGCATAACATCTTCTGGGCCTTCCACCTCCTCGGTGGCAACCAGACCATCATGGCCTGCAGCCCCGCGAAGCAGGTCGAGATGAAGGCCATCTATAAGGACATCCGCAAGTGGGTCAAGCAGCGCAAGAAGCAGCTGGCGGCCTGAGAGCAGAAAGGAAACCCACCCCATGAGCAACAAGCCCATCACCGGCGCCGAGGTCGTCCAAGCGTGGAAGGAGCTGCAAGAGCAGCGCCTGAAGCGCCTGGAGACCCTCGCCGAGGCCTTCCAAACCGAGCTAGAAGGCCAGGTCTGGATCCCGTCCGAGCTGGACGCCAAGGCCAAGCCCTACCTCAAGTCCCCGATCCTCCGGCCCGACCTGGAGGAGATGCGATTCATGGCTGTCGTGGATCGCCTGACCGACAACATCGAAATCAACCTGCCCGAGGAGTTCTGATGAACCCCCTTTACTTCGCCTACGGCTCCAACATGAATAACAACCAGATGCGCTGGCGCTGCCCGAAGGCCACGAATCTGGGACCGGCCTGTCTCCCTGGCTGGACCCTCTGCGAACGGCTCCATGCCGATATCGATGAGGATCCCGAAGACGCCGTCCACGGCGTGCTATGGGAGATCACCCCCGAGTGCCTGGCCGCGCTGGATCTCTACGAAGGCGTGCCGACCTACTACATCAAGCAGTGGGTGGACGTCATCTCAGACATGTGGCACGCGCCGATCCCGGCCATCGTCTACGTGATGAGCGCCCGGAGCAAGAAGCACCGCGGCATCTATCGCTATGACCCCGAGTACGCTCTGGGCTGCGCGGTCGGCGCCGAGCAGAACGAAGTCCCCGTCCACCCCCTCTACATGGCTCACCTCATCGAGATGAGTAAAGAATCCGCATAACCATCAGGCTCAAGGAGTAAATATGGTCCCTAAGAAAACCAAACCCTCTCGCCGGCGACTCAGCCACGAGGACTTCTATCACCTCGCGCACTTCCTCGAGGATAACCGCAAGGACCTGACGGGCTTGACCTACGTCGACATCGGCGTGAGAGCCTCGAAGCACTTCGGACGCGACATCGCCACACTCTCCATCCGGGAGTGCTGCAAGATGGTCGGCCTCGTGCCGGTCAACAAGAGCAAGCCGACGGACCAGATTCTGGTCGTAGCCAAGGCCGTCGAAGCCTTGTATACCAAGCTCAAGGAGCCGGTGCCCGCCACGCTCAAGACTCTCATCGATCCCTGAAGAAGGAGCTCACATGCCCTCCAAGAACCAGTCCGCCAACGGCCGCGGCCAGTCCACCGTCCGAGGTCGCCACAAAGTCAAAAGCGCACGTCATCGTGGCTGGAAGCGCCGGATGAAGCGCATGCGCAACGACCGCGTGGCCATGGAAACCGCCCACTTCACGTCGGACGGCCGCTACGTCGAGCACACCCAGGACTACGACAAGGCAAAAGCCAACAAGAAAGGAAAAGCACCATGACTCTCAATCCTAATATACTAGGCAAAGCGATGAAGGACTGCGAGTCGATCCAGGATGAGATACGTCGTTTGATCGACATCGCCCCAGGCGGTCGCTTCAAGTCGCACCTCATCGCAGCCGCCGGCGAGGCCAACCAGCTCTACAGTCACCTGTCTCTCGCCGGTAGGTTCTTAGTCAATAATAAAAAGAGCAAACCCAACGCGCTAGATCCATACGTGGGCGCGCTGGTGGCTGCACTGGAAACACTCGATGATCAGATCGAGAGTCAGACTCATCTAATTAGCGCCCGAATCTATGCCAATACCGAAAAGCGCAAGGCGTCGATCGGAAATATCTTGGTAATGAAATCGCCCGCCGAGAGACACGAAGCGATTGATACTGCGCTAAAGGAGGCGCTAGGAAAATTCTAGACAACAGACTTCTCTGACTATAACCTTTTACCCCTCCTTCGATTTAGGAGTCCTACCATGGAGACGACCCTCCCGAAACGCTACCAGTCCCTTCCCTGTAAGGCCCGTCGTAAGATTCTGCGCCTACTGGAACGCTTTGAGGCTATTCCCAAGAAGTGCTCTAAAACCGAGCGCAAGATCCGCGACCGGCTCAAGAATAGGATCCATACCTTCAATCAAAAGTACGCAGTGTGAGCTATCGGGACAAAACCAAAATCAACAATCTGTTGGAATTGATTGAAAAATTCCAAGCAGACATCCCGATCAGCCTCAACGAAGCTGAAGAAGTAATCGCTTCATACGTCCGGTCGATCCGAACGTCTGAGGTGTTACCGTCTTATCATCCAATCAAGAAGCTGGAGCGTAAATGGTATGACTCACTTCTTGGAGAGGAGCCAAACTATTCTGTCTATGCGGATCCGTACTACGTCTGCGAAGCGTGGGCTTGCTGGGCACTCTACAGCAACAAAAGCATCAAGGCATTGAATAAAGATAATGCCCTCATAAATCGAAGCGTCATCGATCTTATCCATAAAGCCAAAATTGTTGTCGATGCTGGCTGTGGAATTGGATACAGCACCGCTTTCCTGAAGGAGCTGTTGCCAGATTCTCACGTTATCGGAACCAACCTGCCTGGCACTCTGCAGTATAGAATCGCTAATGAGATTGCAGACGAGGCAGGATTTGAGATGGCTACTGGATTGGAGAACCTCGGTCCGGTTGACGTAGTTTTCGCTAGCGAATACTTTGAGCACTTCCAGCACCCGTTCCGGCACGTTCTTGAAATTATAGAACAGAATAGGCCGGAGTACATCATCACAATCAATAGCTTCACCGGTATCGCTATCGGTCACTTCCCCATCTATCTATTCACCAGAGGCCTTGGTCTTACCGACACAATCCCTAATAAGGCAGCTGGCCGTACCTTCGGGCGTGTTATGCGCAACGCAGGATACGCCAAGCTCAAGACCAAAATCTGGAACGATAGACCATCCATCTGGCAGAAGCAGCCATAACCCCCTCCCCCAGGATCAACCATGACCATCGACCAGCAATTCCAAGACCTCCAACCCGTGATCGCAGATGCGTCACGCTACGTCTCAATCCGTCTTGGCCAACCGTTCCGAGATGTTCTTGAAGATGCGCAGGTAACTCTTTTCCTTCTACTCAAAGAGGGGAGCGGCTATAACGCCGAGCGCGGGTCCTTTGAAGCATGGATCAAGTGCAAGATCATCTGGCGTCTCAAGACCCTCTACCTGCGCGGCAAGATTCCGTTCCATCGTGATCTCTCCCTTCCTATCTCGTCAACCCGTGAGAAGGTTCTATCACAATGTCCGGACGATAACTGCGCGCCGGAGGCCGAAGTCAAAGAGAACTGGTTCAAACGAATCCTCTTAGAAGTCAGCGAGGAGTGCGCGGCGCTTCTGCAGATTATTCGGGAAGCGCCGGATGATCTCTGGCTTGAAATTTGCCCGTGCCAAGGCCGCTCAGCCGAAACCAAGCAACAGAACCTTCGCCAGTGGCTCATCGATGTAGCCGACTGGCATCCTGAAAAGATAGATACAGCATTCAGTGAGATCCAAGCTTGTCTGTAGGAACGCAACTCCGAACCGTCCTTCATACCACGCCCAAACGCTATCAGGTTCAGGGCGTGAGAGCTATTGAGGCGGCTGGCGGGCGGTTCGTGCTTGGTGACGATATGGGGCTGGGTAAGACCCTAGAGGCAATTGGCTGGCTGGCTATCCACCCCGAGATAAAGCGTGTAGTCGTCGTTTGTCCTGCCCAGGTGAAATACCATTGGCAGAATCAGATGTCGACGCACGCAGGTCTACAAGCCGGTGTCGCGGAGGGACAGAAGCCCTATAAAGTCGGCTGCCATATCGTCGTTATCAACTACACGATCCTCGCCCATGCGCTCTGGCCAAATGGCAAGCGGACCAAACGGGCCAAGCCAAAGGCCTTTCCTTGGGTTGATCATCTCCGTCTCGGGCAGCCGCAGCTAGTCATCATCGATGAGTGCCATTGTATCAAAGAACGGTCGGCGCTCAGGACGATGGCTGTCCAACAACTCTGTCGAGGCATTCCCTACGTCATCGCGGCGAGTGGAACACCTATCGATGCCGCTCCGGTTGAGTTCTTCACGACGCTCAACATCGTTGCGCCACGGGAGTTCAGCTCCTTCTGGCGCTACGTCCAACAATACTGCAATCCCAAGAAAGCATTTCGAGGCCGAGGCTGGGACTTTTCTGGCCACGACAATCTTGAGGAACTTCACGAGCGCATCCAGCCCTTTATGATTCGTAGAATGAAGTCCGAAGTAGCCAAGGAATTACCGCCAAAGATTCGCACGATCCTCCCCATCCGACTCTCCAACCAACGAGAGTATCGTAGAGCAGAGAACAACTACTTGGACTGGGTCGAAGAAAATCAAGGCCAAGACGCAGCGAAACGTGCGTCGGCAGCTATCGGTCTCACCAAGATGGGTGCACTCAAACGAGTCGCAGCCGAAGGGAAGTTGAAGTCATTCAAGAACTGGGCCGAGGACTTTCTTGCAACCGGTGAGAAGCTGATCGTGTTCTGTATCCATCGTCGGATTCTTGCCGAGATCAAAAAGCTATTCCCAACCTGCGCCTCAATCGCCGGCGGAACGCGCAATCGCCAAGCCGAGGTCGAGCGATTCCAGAATGATCCCAGCTGTCGAGTATTCGCTGGACAGATCAAAGCATCGGGCGAAGGGCTTGATGGGCTTCAAGATGCGGCGTCAACTGTCGTCTTTCTTGAGCTATGGTATCGCTGGAGCAAGCACGAACAAGCTGAGGACCGTGCGCTCAGAATCGGACAAGATGCATCTATCGTCAACGTGTTCTACATGATCGCCAAAGATACGATTGAAGAAGGCACTCTGGACCTTCTTCAGAGCAACTACGATATAAGACAGAAGGTTCTGGATGGGGACTTCTGTCCCGTTGAATTATTCAAACACAGGGGGAAACAAAATGGCTTCAAAGAAACAGCATAAGCAAAAGAGCAAGAAGGACGTGAAGTCCATCCTGATCTGGAACATCCCAACCGAGCTGAAAGATAATTTTAGGCTTGCTTGCTTCGTGTCCGAACGCACGATGCGAGATGTCATCATGGAAAGTATGGAAAAATTTGTAGAAGCCACCCTTGTTTGACTTTCTCTCATTCGTTCGGGATAACGGGATCCCCCATAAAGAGGAGGGGCAGTACGAGGGGCGTAGATACATCCAGACGCACTGCCCCTTCTGTACGGATGGAACCCGTGGCTGGCACCTCGGCTACAATATCGGCAAGGGCTACTTCAACTGCTGGCGTTGTGGTTCGATAAAGATTCTTTCAGTACTCCGTGCGCTTCTTCATTCGGAGAAGATAGCCAAAGCGATGTTCCGCAAGTACCAAACGGACTTCATCCCAATCGAAGCGCCTAAACCTAAAATCAATCCAAGAAAGCGCAAGCTCTGGACGCCACCAGGCATTGGGCCAATGAAAAATGCCCACCGGAGGTATCTCCAGCGTCGAGGATTCAATCCCGAGAAGTTGGAGGAGCTGTGGGACCTTCAGGGAACGGCTCATCTCTCCGGACGCGCATGGAGTTGGCGCATTGTTTTCCCGATCAATAATGCTGATGGTGAAACAATGGCCTACTGCGGCCGAACGATCCGAGATATTGAACCGAAGTATCGCATGCCTGCGAATGACCAGCTCCGTGCGGATCCACGAGAAGTCATCTATGGCCTCCAGTACTGTACTGATACGGTCGTTATAGTAGAGGGTCCAGCCGATGTCTGGAAGTTTGGCCCAGGCGCCGTCGCTACTCTCGGGATTGACTGGACGCGTGAGCAAGCAGTCATCTTGAAAGACTATCGGCGCCGCTTCATCATCTTTGATCCCGAGCCAGAAGCGCAGAAGCGCGCCGTGCGCCTCGCCTTCTGGTTGAGTATGTATGACGGTAACGTAGAGCTGGTCACGGAACTAGGCTCCGATCCCGGCGACCTTCCCCAGCGTGAGGCCGACGCGATAATGAAACAACTTCTTGAGGAGTCCTAAGATGGGAAAGCAGCATCCGTACTTCCGCGGCTGTTGGATGCGTCCGGAAATATTTGAATTGATCGAAGCGCAAACGATCACCTGCAAGGAAGCCATCCTATTGATGGTGATTGACTCGCTGGTCAATATTAGCGGAAAAGACTGCTATGCTTCAAACGGCTATCTTGGAAAATACATTGGGGTAGAAGATCGACAGGTCCAGCGAATGATCGCCAAATTGAAGGAGCTGGAGCTAGTTCAACAAACGGGCTTTACAGGCCGTCGGCGCCTTCTTGCAACGACATGGTCCCGAATTCAGACACGTCATGGATGTCTATGCAGACACGTCACCCATGACGTGCCTATTAATATTAATAAAGATATTAATAATAACCCGGAGCCAGAGGCTCCGGGTAGAAAGAATCCTAAAAGTCATCCGAGATGGAAAAAGTTTGCAACCCATCTCAACGAGGCCATTAGCGAGGTTCGAAAAGTCTCCCATAGTTCATCTCTAGGCCAGTGGGCTTTATCATTCCATAAACTACATACTCGGGACGGAGTTGAAATTCCGCGGATCCGCAAAGTTCTCAAATGGTACTGCGCCCATATCCGAAAGGGGGACGTCATTCGGTCTAATGATGACTTCGTACCAGTCGCATATAGCGGGAACGCCTTTCGGCAGAAGTTCATCCGCATTGAGGATGCGATGCTCCGTCTCTCAAAGCCGAAGAACGGCGATAAACAGAATGGAACCCGCTTCCGAGTCAAGAACTTTGATAAGGACGGCAAACTGATTAGCGAGGAAGTTGTTGAAGAATGAAACGCCAGCGAATAGACAGCCAAGTTGAGCGCCGTCTACTCGCGGCGCTTATATCATCGACTGACTTCTTGAGTCAAGCCGTTCCCGTATTAGATATTTCCCTCATCCAAGCCTCCCACTTCCGATTCATCGCTACCTGGTGCTTAGAATACTTCAATACATACCAGAAGGCGCCGAAGCAAAACATTGAATCCATCTTCTACGCATGGGCGGAAGATCACGAGGACTCGCCAGACGCTCAAGCGATTGAAGACCTCTTAGAGGACCTCTCGGAGGACTTTGAAGATGAAGATCCAGTCAACATCCCATATCTCTTGGACCAACTGCGCGGCTTCCTGGAGCGCCGGAGCCTTCAGCATCTACAGGATACGGTAGACCAAGCCCTCCAAGTCGGCCGCGCTGAAGAAGCGCGACAAGCCGTCCTCAACTATCGTCCAGTAGAGATGTTGACATCACTAGGGATTGACCCGCTCCGAGATGAAGGCGCGTGGGAGCGATGCTTCAGCGAGGCGGCGGATCCACTAATTGAATTCCCAGGTGACGCCGGGCGCTTCTTGAACCACGCGCTGGTTCGCGATGCGCTGATCGGGATCCAAGGACCAGAGAAGCGTGGCAAGACCTTCTGGTGCATTGAATTCGTGGCCCGCGCACTACGAAATCGGCGCCGCGTTGCTTTCTTCCAAGTCGGTGACCTGAGCGAATTACAAGTCATGCAGCGTCTTGGAATGTACTTCGCATCACGCCCATTCAAGAAGGAGCTGTGCGGAGAGATACGAGCACCGATCAAAATCATCAAGCCAGCGACGGATGAGGATGAAGTCGGCGTTGAGAATAGTACCCGCTTATTCAAACATCACCTTACCGAGCAGGCATGTCTCAGAGCAGTCAAGAGGATGAAGCGCAGCTACGGTCTCAATCCCGATAAGTCATATCTAAAGGTAAGCGTCCACGCAAATAGTTCCATCAACGTGCGCGGAGTCATGAGCGTGCTGGATCGTTGGGAGATGTCGGAGGGATTTATCCCCGATGTGATTATCATTGATTATGCAGATATCCTTGCCCCAGAAGACCCGTCGCATACCACCCGCGACCAAGTCAACGAGACGTGGAAGGCGCTTCGGCGTTTGAGCCAAGAGCGCCACTGTCTCGTAATCGCACCGACCCAAGCTGATGCCGCTAGTTATGATCTCCGTACGCAATCGGCCAAGAACTTCAGCGAGGATAAACGCAAGCTGGCCCACGTAACTGGGATGCTTGGGTTGAATCAAACGCCTCAGGAAAAGACTCATAACGTCATGCGATTGAACTGGATCGTATTGCGAGAAAATCCTTTCAATACCTTTCAGTGTCTCTGGGTTGGTCAATGCCTCGCTATCGGGCACGCTTTCTACTGTGGGACCCTCTAGGTCATAATAATGTTTGACTTGCGATAATAGAATACAAACCCACTCACCAAGGAGAGTCAACCATGAGCATCAAGCGTTCAGTCGTCTTGGGGATCCTCGATAAGATCGGCGCGCCCCATACGACCAAGATCAGCGCCGAGAGGGCCGTCAAGAAGCTACAGCGCTTCCTGCCCAAAACCGGTATCCCCGACACCCTCAACTCTGATGAGACCCAGCTGCTGGTAGACCTGGAGCTGCTCGACACCCAGGACGCCGAGGAATCGCCGACAAGCGCTGTCAAGGAGACCCCGAAGGGCAAGAAGGCCAAGCCCAAGAGCAGCGACGACAAGCCATCCAGCGGCTCCACCAGCGACAAGGAGAAGGGCAAGCGACCCAACTGGATGGAGATTGGGGCCAAGGCCGTCCTCCACTCCAGGAATCTGAAGGAGGCCGGCAAGCTGGCTATCAAGAACTACCTCGCCGCCGGCGGACGGGAAAGCCCGTTCAGCAAACAGAACGGCTATCGCTACGCTACTCGCGCGGCGAAGGCCCTGCAGGCTGCCAACGTCCTGAGCCTTGACTCAGACGGGACCATCACCATCCTGGAAAAGTGACCGTATAGCCCCCACGAGTCGAAAATGGGAGGCACGTAAGTGTCTCCCATTTTTATTCAATACCGAGCCGAGTGAGAAATATAGATAGGAGATAGATCAGATGAAAGTCAACCGTAAGAAGTTCATTGAGGCCCTTTACTTCGCGTCCCTGGGAGTCGCTAGCCGCTACGAAACACTAGAGCAGAGTAACTGCATCATATTCGCCGGCAGCGATCTCATCACATTCAACGATGAGATTATGACCAGGTCCCCATCGCCGCTACCAGAAGCGATCACTCTTGCCGTCTTGGCTAACGAGCTGATCAAAGTAGTTGAGGGTATGCCAGACGATGAGCTGGAAGTCAACTCGACCGATACCGAGATGGTAATCAAGGGTAAGCGACGGAGCGCCGGTATTACCGCACAGGCAGAGATCAACCTGCCCTACGACGCAGTTCCAGCGCCCGGTAAGTGGTCCAAGCTGGCCGAGGAGGTCTCTGGTCATCTTCAGCAGGCGGCCAGAACCTGCGGCCGGAACGCCAACGAGGAGTTGTCAACAATGGTCCACGTCTCTCCGGATCTCGTGGAAGCCTGCGATAACTGGCGCTTCTATCGCGCTTCAATCTCTACGGGCTTCCAGGATGAGATTCTGGTACCCGGCGCCTCGCTGCTACGTCTTGGTAAGCTCAAGATGAAGCGTGTCTCCATCTCGGACGGGTGGATCCACTTCCGTACCGGAGCCAAGCAGATCGTCTCGGTTCGTTGCTCCTACGAACCATACCACACCGAGCTGGATCAGCTGCTGGAGATGGACGGCGCGACGGAAGTCAAATTCCCGCCGAATCTCAATGAGACCATCACGCGTACTGCCATCATGATTGACGCACAGGACGATCCCTATGTCCGCGTCCAGCTGGAAGATCGGCAGTTCGTGATGGAGGCACGCAAGGATGTTGGTTGGTACCGCGAGACGCGCAAGATCAAATACGACGGGCCTGATATGATTTTCGACGTTCAGCCAGTATTCCTGACGGAGATACTCCAGCGTGCGAGGACGGTACTCATTATTCCCGAGGTAAAGATGAAGATGGAAGCGGAGGGTATTCAGTTCGTAGTCGCGCTGAACAAGGGTTCCTGATTCAATGAGCCTCCTCCCCGCCTCCTCCTGGAATCGAAAAGTCGTAGCAGAGCCAAAGTCATCCCAGTGTGGGCTGTGTGGTCTATCGAAAGGCTGCTTCAGTCCGAAGATGAAGCCATCCGGAAAAGGGAAGCGCAAGATCCTCTTCGTTGGCGAAGCGCCAGGTGAGCAGGAGGATCGACAGGGCACCCAATTTGTCGGGAAGGCCGGTCAGCTGCTTCGGGGCTTCTTGGAGGACATCGGGGTTGATTTAGATGACTGCTGGATAACCAACGCCGTTACCTGTCGACCACCCGAAAACAAGATCGACCCGAAGTATATCAAGGCATGCCGACCGGCTCTCCTCCAGGCTATCCAAGAACTGCAACCAGAAGTGATCATTCCGCTCGGGAAGTCCGCTGTGGAATCGCTCATCACCCCGCTCTGGAAAAAGGGAGTTGACTCCATCTCCAAATGGGTAGGCTGGACGATCCCATGTCATGAATACAACGCATGGGTCTGCCCGGTATTCCACCCGAGCTACGTGCTTCGATCCGATGGCGATCAGCTGCTTGAGTTGATCTTCAAGGAGCAGCTACTCCGCGCCGTCAGTCTCCACATGGAAGGGATCCCGCGAACAGCGCCGACGCTTGCTGATCTTCAATCAGAAGTTGAGATTATCACCCAAGAAGGGCAGGCCAAGAAGCGTCTCCGGGAGCTCCTCAAGTGTGAAGGCCAATTGGCTTGGGACTACGAAACGACGGGCCTGAAACCAGAGAGAGTCGAACAGCGGATCGTATCGGTCAGTTTCTGCCTCGATGGGGAGGACACTTTCGCCATCCCATTTACCAAGGGCGTGCGGCGTCTCGTTAGCAAAATACTTCGCAAGCCCAAGCTACTCAAGATCGCATCCAATCTCAAGTTTGAGGAACGCTGGACGAGAGCTAAGCTTGGCCACGGAGTCGTAGGCTGGCATTGGGATACGATGCTGGCAGCACACTGCATTGATAATCGCTCCGGTATCACGTCGATCAAGTTCCAAGCGTTCGTATATCTTGGAATCAGTGACTATTCATCGCACGTATTATCATACCTAAAAGGCGAAGGTGAAAGAGGCGCGAACAATCTCAATCGAATCAACGACATCAACCAAGAGGACCTCTTACTTTACAACGGGCTTGATTCTCTCTTGGAGTATCACGTAGCCCAGCGCCAGATGGAAGCACTCCGATGATTCCCTACTCTAAGGAAGCCTACCAGCTACTCCACGACGGGTCGATCACGTTAGCCAAGATCGAAGCGAATGGTATCCGGATCGACACGAGCTATCTGGCCAAAGCGCAGCGACGACTTCGACGGCGAATCAATCGAACTACCGAGAAGCTTGAAACGTCCGAGATACTGAAGATATGGAAGCGGGAATACAAAGGCGCGACCAATGTGGATAGTGGCCAGCAGCTTGGTCACATATTATTTGAAGTTATGGGCTACACCGGAGAGAAAACTAAGCACGAGATATATAAGACAGACGAGACAGCATTAGCCAAGATTGACAACCCGTTCGTGAAGGACTATCTTCAGCTCAAGAAAATGAAGAAAAGTCTCACGACCTACCTGCAGGGTATCGAGCGGGAGGTTGTCAACGGGTATCTTCACCCAGGCTTCAATCTCAATATGGCGCGCACCTATCGCTCTAGCTCGGACAGTCCGAACTTCCAAAACATCCCGATTCGTGATCCTAAGATTGCCAAGCTAATTCGTCAGGCCTTCATTGCACGACCAGGTCGTTGTCTCGTTGAGCTTGACTATAGTGGCATTGAAGTCTGTATCGCCGCCTGCTACCACCAAGATCCAACGATGCTAGAGTATCTTGAAGATAAAACTAAGGACATGCACCGCGATATGGCGATGGAGTGCTTCCGTCTACCACTAGATGAAATGGTCCCGTCCGATAAACGAGCTAAGCAGATTCGCTACTGCGGTAAGAATATGTTTGTGTTCCCCCAGTTCTACGGTGACTGGTATATCGACTGCGCTAAGAGCCTCTGGGATGCTATCGACCAGCTGGACTTACAGCTAAGAGACGGGACGAGTCTCAAAGAGCACCTGCGCTCTAAGGGAATCAGGGAGCGAGGCGACTGCGACCCGAGAGAGAAGCCACGTAAAGGAACCATGGAGCGACACATCCAGCAGGTTGAAAAGGAGTTCTGGACCAAACGCTTCCCGATCTATGACCGTTGGAAGAAAAAGTGGGTCCGGGAGTACAACGATCGCGGTTGGATGAAAACGCTTACCGGCTTTATCTGCCAAGGGTGGATGAAGCGCAACGAAATCATCAACTATCCCGTCCAGGGATCTGCCTTTCACTGTCTGCTCAAGTCGCTGATCGGGATCCAAGACGAGATCGAAAAGCAGAAGATGGAATCGCTACTGGTCGGTCAGATTCACGATAGCGTAATCGGAGACATCCCAATGGAGGAGCTGGACGACTTCTTAGGAATGGCCCAGGATGTAATGGTCCGGCGCTTGAAGGAAGCATGGTCGTGGATCAACGTCCCACTTGAGGTCGAAGCGGAGGTCACTCCGGTAGACGGCAACTGGTATCAGAAGAAAGAACAATCCATTGCCGGCTGACTTCCACTTCCAGAAATCCAGAAAACGCTTTGGCGGGAAGCCCGTTCAGCGAACTATCTATGGCAAGTTCCTAGAATACCTGCTTCAAGAGAGACTGCTGCGCTCCGGAATGGTCAAGCTCGGGCGTCGTGCAAGAATCAACCCTGGACTTCTGGGCGACATCATCTATGGAGATGCTTTCCCGAATAAGCAGCAACGCAACTGTATCCACCTACGATTGCTGGAGAATGAAGTGCTGGTTGAAATAGCAAACTTCCTCTGGGCGAAAGAGAAGCCAGCCAGCGATATAAAAGAGACGGAGAGTTGACATGCGCAAGAAACGAATCCTCAAGGAGATCACCCGTCCAGCTCGGGAGAGCCGAGCGGCTCCGTTGATCAAGTCTACCGAATCATGGCGCAAGGTCTGGTGGGGCATGCCTGAATATATTCAGCGCGATGTCTCGCCGCAGTTCCAGGTAACGCTCAACTTCGTGACTCGTGAGGACATGCGAAAGTTTGAGGAGTTGACCGGCTGCAAGATTCTTCGGCAGAATAGCGCATGGTTTCCGAACCAGCCCGCCATCGAACAGGGCGTATACTGCTACGATGGTCCACCGACGGACAGCAAGTATCCCGTCTGCATCCCATCGAAGGGCCGAGCTAAGAATCAGAGCACCGGTCGTGTTCTGGCAGGCATGGGTGTCAGTCACAAGTTCTTCGTTGAGGAGACCGAAGCTGACGAGTACATCGAACAGCTCGGCGAGGATCGCGTCGTAGCAATGCCTTTCCACGATCTCGGGAAGGGATCCATCCCAGCCCGTAACTTCATCTGGAACTGGTCGCGTGAGCGAGAGTTCAAGCGCCACTGGATTATGGATGATAACATCGTGGACTTCGGGCGCACGAATTTCAATCGACGGCTGATCGTGCGCGGCGGTGGTTTCTTCCAAGCGATGGAGAATTTTGTTGACCGCTACGAAAATGTGGTGATGGCCGGTCCACATAATCGTGCGTTCATTACCGACCGTCTGCCCGTTGCTCCTTACATCTTCAACCACCGAGTCTACTCATGCATCCTCTTGGACAACTCGCTCAACACCAAGTGGCGTGGCAAGTACAATGAGGATACCGATCTCTCCCTGCGGCTTCTCAAGAAGGGATACTGCACGTTGCTCTTCCGCGCTCTCTTTATGAGTAAAGCGCAGACCCATAAGGGCGACGGCAAGAGTGGGATCAAGGGCGGTAATACCGACAATGTCTATGAGGAAGGAGACTATCGGTTGAAATTCGCCAAGAGCCTCCAGAAGCAACACCCGGACGTAGTCAAGATTGCTTGGCGCTTCGGTCGTTGGCACCACTCAGTCAACTACGATAAATTCAAGAACAAGCCGATCCTTCGGGACGGCGTAGTTCCTATCGCTGAGTCGAATGAGTATGAGATGTTCCTTAGCAAGAAGGAAAAGGGAGAGTCCGATGCCGGATGAACTTTACAAGAAGCATCGCCCGCGCACGCTTCGCGCCGTCTTAGGTGCAGAGCAGACAGTTGCGGCTCTGACCAATATGCTGGAGAAGGAAACGCTTCCGCATACTCTCCTCTTCCACGGCCCCTCTGGTTGTGGAAAGACAACACTCGCACGTATCGTTCGGACCAAACTCAACTGCCACGACATGGACTACAAGGAGCTGAACTGCTCCGACTTCCGTGGTATCGACACTATCCGTGAGATCAGCCGACTAATGCACCTGGCACCGACCGGCGGTAAGGTTCGTATCTGGCTACTGGATGAGGTTCATCAGCTCAGTCGCGATGGCCAGAACGCAGCTCTCAAGATTCTGGAAGATACTCCGCCTCACGTTTACTTCTTACTCTGCACGACGGATCCGCAGAAACTACTGAAGACTATACTGACGCGGTGCTGCGAGATGCCCGTCAGGCTACTCACCTACGAGGAGCTGGAGAAGTTAGTAGATAAGACGTGTAAACGCGAGAAGGCGAAGATCACCAGCGAAGTCCGCGACGAGATCGTAGAAAACGCTCAAGGGTCTGCCCGTACCGCAATGGTCTTGCTGGATAAAGCCCTCAATCTCAAGCCAGAGGAGCGGGTCGCCGCAATTCAACAAAAGGCAGCCGACGAGAAGGAGGCGATTGAATTGTGTCGGGCGCTCATCAACAACTCTGACTGGCGCAAGATTCAAGGCATCTTGAAAAACCTCAAGGGTGATCCTGAGAAAATTCGCTATTCGGTTCTTGGCTATGCACGCCAGGTACTACTCAACAAGAAAAGCGTAAAGGCGTATAATATCATTCGCGCCTTTGAGGACAACTTCTACGATAGCAAAGCCGCCGGTCTCATTCGTGCGTGCTTTGAAGCCATCTATACTAACTGAACTGCGATAATATAGTGATGGACAAAAACGAATTTCAGCAAGACAAGACTATTGACCCCGGTCAACTGGATGTTGAATGCGTCCGTCAGGCCGAGCTATACTTCAAATGGTCCGAGCGGGCGATTGAAGCACACGCCGAGGTTGATAGAGCCAAGCTAAAGCTTGACATCACTGTTGCCAAGTTGGAGAATGAATGCCGACGTAGCCCAGCGGACTTCGGAGTCACCAAAGTAACCGAAGGATCCGTAACGGCGGCAATCAAAGATACCGAAAAGTACCAGGAGGCGTTTGACAATTTTTACAACGCCCGATCCAACGCCAAGCTACTAGACGCCGCGGTTAACGCAATGGAACAGCGTAAGCGCATGATCGAAATGCTGATCACGCTTCATGGCCAGCAGTACTTTGCAGGCCCGTCCGTTCCACGCGATCTGGTAGGAGAGTGGAAGAAACACCAGCAGGCCGTTGAGAAGTCCGTCAACCAATCTCAGAGAAAACGAACCAGACGCCGAGGAGAACGGAAGTGAATCCTATCGTCCTGGTTATTCTAATCATCACCGGGGGGATCGTTGGAACCCTGTGGCTTTATGTGACAGCAAGGTTTGTCACCCGCGGGATTATGCGAACCCTCAAAAACATGAAAAGGAGCGACAACGATGAGTCGCAAGCGTAAACGAGCCTCCCGGGAAAAAGTCCGGGATAACGCCGCCCGAGGATCGGGAGGAGGTAGTAGCTGGTTTGATCTCCCCGAGGAGGTTGGCCAGTGGGTACCGGAAAAGGCCGGTCGATTCTCTATCAATATCGTGCCGTATGAGGTGAAGTCCAAGACGCACCCCGACGACATCGAGAAGGGAGTCCTCTGGTACAAGTTCCCGTTCGCCGTCCACCACGGTATCGGTGCCAACTCCGATAGCGTCGTCTGTCCGCAGAGCATCGGCAAGAAGTGCCCGATCTGCGAGGAGCGCAATCGCCTCTTCAAGGAAGATGCGGACAAGAATGAGGAGCTTACCCGAGAGCTACGCGCCCAGCGGTACGTTGCCTATAACGTACTGGATCCCGAGAACGATGAGCGCATCTGTCTCTTCGTGATGAGCCGCGGTAAGTTCGCTGCGACTCTGGAGGATGAGCTGAAGGATCCCGATAACGAGGAGCACCTGGCCTTCTTCGATGTCAATAAGGAGGGCCGAACCCTTCGCGTGCGCTTCAGCGAGGAATCCTTCAACGGTAGAAAGTTCCTCAAGGCCACCAAGATCGACTTCAAGAAGCGTGACGAGCTGGACGAGGACGATATCTTGGAAAAGGTTGTCTGCTTGGAGGAGTCGCTGCAGGTTATGGACTACAACAAGCTCAACGTCATGTTCCTGCAAGAGGACGAGAAGGATCCCGAGGACGACGACGAGGAAGAGGAAGAGGAGAAGAAGGATCCCGAGCCGGAGGACGACGACAACGACGACAACGACGACAACGACGATGATGACGATGATGACGAGGACGACGAGGACGACGATGATGACGAGGACGACGAGGACGACGAGGACGACGATGATGACGAGGACGACGATGATGACGATGATGACGAGGACGACGATGATGACGATGATGACGAGGACGACGAGAAGCCCGATCCTAACGTCTGCATCGCCTGCGGGGGAACGGGCAAAAGCAGCAAGGGCAAGAAGTGCAAGCCCTGCAACGGCACGGGCAAAAAGCAAATCCCCGACCCTGATGACGAAGATGACGATGAACAGGAGCCCGAGCCGCCCAAGAAGAAAAAGGGCAGCACCAAGAAGGGCAGCACCAAGAAGGGCAGCACCAAGAAGGGTAGCACCAAGAAGGGTAGCACCAAGAAGGGCAGCACCAAGAAGGGTAGCAAGCCCAAGACGCCCAAGTGCCCTGCCAACGGTACGTTCGGAAAGGACCTCGACGAGCACGACGAGTGCGACGACTGCCCGTACTGGGATGAGTGCGAGGAGGCGTCTGGATAAGAACCTCAGGGGATAGGGAACAGAAACGCACTGAAAGACCCGGGATAGCAAGGAACCGGCGCCCGGTGATCGGAGAAGCGGACAGATAGCATCCCCAGCAGCGACGGCTGCACCGGTAAATCGCCCGTCGGAGCGTCGGCCACCGGCAACAGAAATAAGCCAGAATCCAGCACTATTTCAGGAGCTAACGATGGACCTCACTACGATCCCAAGCAAAGAGCTGCTACAGGAGTTGGAGCGCCGAGCAGGGGCCCGAGCTGATATGGCCTTGGTTTGGTGCGCTGCCTTCCGGGCTAATAATCCCCAACAGCAAGCCCGAATTGAATATGGACTGCGAGGGCATCCGCTGTTCTGCCGCGGAGCGGTGATGCACCTACTAGCGGCTGTTGACCAAATCCTCGCTCCAACGCTGGATCTCAACAAACAGGAACCGAATAATGGCTGGTAAGAAAACCAAAAAGGCTGCCGAAGAAGTCATCGAAGCGGCCGAAGAAAAGCCAGCCAAGCCAGAGAAGATCTCACGTAAGGACCTTCTATCGTCTGGATCCACGCTGCTCAATCTTGCGTTGAGCGATAATCCGCACGGTGGTCTGCTCAAAGGCAAATACTATTTTCTCGTGGGTGACTCTGCGGCCGGTAAAACATTCCTCAGCATGACCTGCTTCGCGGAGGCGATGATCTCCCGACGCTTCAAGGACTATCGGCTCATCTACGATAATGTTGAGGACGGCTGCCTGATGGACGTTGAGCGTCTGTTCGGGAAAGCCGTAGCCAAGCGCCTTGAATTCCCCGGGCAGGACGACGATGGCAACCCCGCCTTCAGCTTTACCGTTGAGGAGTTCTACTTCCACCTGGACGACGCGATCAAAGAAGGTCGGCCATTTATTTACGTCCTCGACTCGATGGACGGACTCTCCAGCGATTATGAGGGAGATAAGTTTGACGCACACAAGCGGGTCAGTCGTGGCGAAGGGAAGAAAGGCGATGACGCCGGAAGCTACGGCGACGGCAAGGCCAAACGCAATAGCGAAGGCATGCGCCGAGTCCTCAACGGGATCAGAGATACTGGAAGCATCTTGATTGTACTGTCGCAGACCCGCGACAACTTGGGAATGGGACGAGAGCGCAAGACTCGCGCCGGTGGCCATGCGCTTCGCTTCTATGCAACCGCCGAGATATGGACTAAAATCACTGGCCACATTACCAAGACGGTGAAGAACCGCACGCGTGAGGTTGGCGTTCACGTCGGTGCCAAAATCAAGAAGAATCGCATCACCGGTAAGCTCCGTGAGGTGGAGATCGACATTTATCCAGCGTTCGGAATCGATGACATCGGTACCTGCGTTGACTATCTGGTGGAAGAGGGCTGGTGGGAGAAAAAGAAGCAGACGATTGAAGCCGGAGAGTTTGACTTCAAGGCGACCCGCGAAAAGTTGATCAAGGCCATCGAGGCCAAGAGCTGGGAGAAGGAGCTACGATCCATCGTCGGGAAGTGCTGGCGAGAGATCGAGGAGGCCTCTCAGCCCGAGCGCAAGAGCCGCTACTAGCTGCTGCGCATAAGTAACTTAGTACTCAGGATTTAGAGGTCGGGAAATTCTCGCCCTCTTTTATATAATTGTGGCAAAAGCACTTACAACGTAAGAGAATTATATTCTTTACACGAAACTATAAGTCGTTATAGTGGAGCCAACACAACAGGAGTCCTACCATGACCAACCCTCCCGCCTCTTTCGGACGCTTCATCAAGCTGCTAGTCAATGACGACCAGCTGGATCCCCGCATCGCCAATATCTTCGTTGATGCTCTCTGCGATATCGTTGTAGAGCTGGACGAAGAAATCGATGAGTGCGAATTCATCAACGCCCGTCGCAAGTTGGCGAAGCGTCGGCAGACGATCAACGCCTTCCTCGAAGCCTACACGAACTTCTGAACCCCACACCCAAAAGGAGTCCTACGATGCCCATCAACATCCACCTCAAGACTCACCTCGTCCCCAGCGACTACCGCTGCCTGGCGTACTACACTGCCCCCAGGGGATTTGATATGGGTGCCATGGAGATCAACCGAGAGCACCGTGAGTTAGTCAACCAACACATCAACGCCACCGGCCGGGGGTTCGCCAAAAAGGCCACCAAGGGCCGGTGCTACGCCTGTGGTGCCCACCACAACGAAGGCGCCACCTTCATCCACCTCCCCACCAACGAGCTGGTCCAATTCGGCGCCACCTGCGCCTGCAGAATTGAGTGCTGGGACGACGCCTCCTTCCGCCGGTTCCAGAAGCGGGCGGGGAAGGCCCGGGAGCGCATGCGGGGCCTCGCCAAAGCCAAGGTCCTGTTGGACGAGGACTACGGCCTAGCCGGCGTTGCCGAGTGGGCGCAGGACATCAAGGCGAACGGGTGGGGTGACCAGCCGCAGGACCGCCTGTGGGACAAGGCCGTCACCCTCATAGACATCTACTGGAAGTTGGTCAAGTACGGCAGCCTGTCCGAGAAGCAGGTCACCTTCGCCCAGCGCCTGTGGGACACGGTCCAGAACGCCGACGCCCTCCGGGCCGAGTGGGCCGCCAAGCGGGAGGCCGAACAGGCCGCCGCCGTTGACGCCCCGGCCGGGCGCGTGGACCTTGAGGGTGAGGTCCTGTCCGTGAAGCTCAAGGAGAGCTTCTACGGCGACGTTTACAAGACCTTGATCAAGTGCGACGGGTACAAGGTCTGGATGACCCTACCCGACTCCCTGTGCGACCATGAGACTCTTGACACCATCAAGGGACGTACCCTCAAGGCCCGCGTCACCCTCAAGCCCAAGGAGCGGGGCTTCGCCATTGGTTCCCGCCCCACCAACGCCACCCTCATCTAACACCTACCACAAGGAGAATACCATGAGCTACACCCATATCATCCAGTGGATTAGCGCCGACGGCCAGTCCACGATCGACGAGAGCGGCGAGTATGAGACCGCTGACCGCGAGGGCGCCATCCGCGATGCCGCTTACGAGCTGCTCCGGCAGTGCTGCAGCGAGGAGGAGCACCGCGCTGGAATCCTTGCCGGGACCATCGACGGAGAGACGGTCGCGTCCATCATCGCCTGACCCCCCCACATAGCCTCACAGCCCCGGCCGCTCCCAGCGGTGCGGGGCTGAGGCAGTGAGAGACGCCTACCACCTACCACCAGGAGAGACTACCATGCGCTACCAGGACGAAGATGGGACCTACTACGATATCTGCCGGTCGTGCCATCAAGGCATGAGCGACGAGGAGGTTCACAAGGAATTAGGCTTATTGGGTCAGGACGTGTTCGCGTGGACCGAGGAGGGCGAAGTACGCGAGGCAGAGGAGGTCTACCAGATAGTGATAGACGAGGGCAACCCGTACACCTGCGACATTTGCAACCGTGAACTACGCTTGTCGGATGCTAGGCCTGCTCGCTAACCCAGCCCCATAGCCTCACAGCCCCGGGCCTTGACAGGCTGCGGGGCTGAGGCAGTGAGAGACGCCTACCACCTACCACCAGGAGAAAGGACATCCCATGATCCGATACGACAACGCCAAGGCCGACCGCCTGATAACTTTGCTGGTCTGCGAGAAGTTGGGCGACACCCTGACCCCCGACGAGCAGGCTGAGGTGCGCGACATCGTCCGCGCCCTTCCGGGCCGGGTCGTCGTCGCCTGCAAGAATGTGGCCTGCAAGGAAGCCCGGCAGGCCGATTGTTGACCCCTTCCACATAGCCTCACAGCCCGGCTTCCCGTCATGGGATGACCGGGCTGAGGCAGTGAGAGACACCTACCACCCGCTCAGAAAGGAGCAACCAATGTCACAGATCGAGAAACCCCTGCCCTTTGCGCTGGCCTGCAAGAAATACTTCGGGAATAAGCCCGGCCAGGGCCTCAAGGAATTCAGCGAGGAGGTGAAAGAACTCTCGCAGGCAGACCGCGAGGAAATGGCCCCCGCGCTGGCCAAACTCCTGGGCCGGGAGGTCGATCCCGGAACCGCCTGACCCTTCTGCCGAGCCAGGGTCACAGGCTCGGCCCACCACCTACCACCAAGGAGAGACTATCATGATCACCCTCAGAGAACAGAAGAACACCGGCCAGATTGAAAGGGAAGCCCTACGGAGCATCCCTCTGATCCGGCCGCCCAACGCCGGTCGCGTCTGGCGGGGCATCCCGCACAGCGACCTGGCCGAGGCCATCGTCAACGAGCTGGAAACACGTGACGTCACGATCACCGACGAGACGTGGCACGTCGCCGGCAAGACCCAGGACGTGTTGTCCGGATCCCTCAGCTTGAGGATTCCGAACCGCGAGGCACCCGAAGGCACGACCTTCAGCCTGGGCGTCCACCACGGCAACATGCGCAACTTCGCGCTCAAGATCGCCGTCGGGGCCAAGATATTTATCTGCTCCAACGGCATGGTGAGTGGCGACGTGACCCTGCGCCATCTCCACACGTGCAACTTCAATCTTCGCGAAAGCATCAGCGAAGGAATCGAAGCGTACCTGGAGAAAACCGACAGCGTGACGAGCATCATCAACTCCATGAAGGAGCTGCCGCTGTCAGACCTGGCCGCCGAGCACATCCTGATGGAGACGGGCCGGAAGGGGCTGCTCCCCTGGAGCCGCGTCGGCAAGGTTGACAAGGAGTACCGGGAGTCACCCTTCCCGGAGTTCAGGGAGCACCACGGCAACGGATGGGGCATGTACAATGCCTTCACTCACGTACTCCAGAAGTCCCCCGCGCACGAACAGATCCGCGCAATGGACGACTTCCGCCACCTGCTGGCGGCTGCCTAATCCGTCAAAGCGGGTGCCCCGGTGCGAACCCGGGGCTGGGCTTAGAACCACCACCACACAAGGAGAACAGACCATGACAGAGACACAGCACACACCGGAGCCGTGGTACGATAACCGCCACGCTATATGGAGTACCGTAGGCGGGTCGCCACTAGCTCAGACAACGTCAACGAAGGACTCTGCGCGCATCGTCGCCTGCGTCAACGCTCTTGCCGGTCTTAATCCCGAGGCCATCGCGGACGTTGTCCATGCGCTGGAAATGATCACCGACCCCGACGGCCCTGGCTATGCTAAATGCGAACGATTCGCCCGTGCAGCCTTGGCCAAGCTACAAGGAGATGCGTAATGCCGATACCCCGTTACATGCCCAAGTATCTCAAGAAAAGAATTGAGAACTGGTGCGACGATGACTACACCGGCGACGAGAATGGCTACATTATTGTCACGACGGCATACGGTTGGGCATATGAGCCTCACGAGCGTGAGGATACCGCACGTCATGTCTTTAGTGCCTGTCTTATCAACGAGGCCGTGGACAAGCTGCGCTGGTGTGCTCCCTGCAAGTGTCCACGTTGCCAACGTGGATTATCGACTGACAAGCGATAATAGATATGAAGCCCTGGGTCCTCATTGACATTTCATTTCTCGCGCATCGCGCCCGCTACGCTACGGCGGACCTGGCTTACGATGACTTCAATACCGGCATCCTGTTTGGATTCTGGGAACAGCTTCGTACGATCTGCTCCGATCCCAACATCAACTCCAATAAGGTCGTACTGTTCTTCGACTCGCGCCAGTCCTATCGTAAGCGGATCCTCCCGTCCTACAAGGGAGATCGTAAGAAGGATATGACCGACGAGGAGAAAGAGCAGCTGGGCATAATGTACGACCAAATCAAGCTGCTACGTCGAACGATCCTCCCAGCTATCGGCTTTCAAGTCATTCGCCAAACCGGATTGGAATCCGACGACCTGATCGCAGAGGCAGCCAACATCCTGACTAGTAATAAGGAAAAAGGAATCATCGTATCTGCCGACGGCGATCTCTGGCAGTGCATCAGCGACTACGTTCGCTGGTACGATCCCGCAAGAAGAAAGGGCTATGATTCCGACAGCTTTATCGAAGCGAAGGGAATTGAACCTGCTCTCTGGCGTGACGTCAAATGCATTGCAGGATGCTCGGGCGATAACGTGCCGGGCGTTCCCGGAGTCGGAGTAAAAACAGCAATCAAGTTCCTGACTCGCCAGCTCCCTCCTCACTACAAAACCTACAAAGCCATTACCAGCTACGACGGTGAGACGATTATCAGCCGCAACGAAAAGCTGGTGGCGCTTCCCCATCTCAAGACCAAAACCTTTGAACTGAGGGAACCCGAGTACAACCCAGATGCCTTCTTCTCCATGTGTGAGCGTTATGGCTTCCTAAGTTACTTACGCAAACCGCGCCGTGGGGAGTGGATCTCCTTCTTTAATACAATGCGACCGAAGCTGAGAAGGAGAGGAGAATGAGTAACCGTATTAGTCGCAATCCAAGTATTACTGAAATCAAGCGCTGGAAGAACTACCATCAGTTCATCCATGAGAAGCTGGCTGAATACTCGACTTCCCTTGTTGACCAACTTAGCGGTCCGATCCGCGATATAATAGAGGCCGGTATTGCCAAAGGGAAGGTTCATCCTCTTGAGTATATCAAAGCCAAGAAGTCAATTGGCCAACCCGGGAAGCTACCTGCCGGCCTACCCGCTGGACCAGACGATCTGGAAATTATGAATTGTTACCACCACAACTGGGGGCTGAAGGAATGATCTGGCCACTCCGCACAGTCAAGCCGCTCGAAAAATATCCTACCGGCATGCGTGTATGCTGGTTCAACGTAGTCCGGGATGAAGCGGTGTGTACCTACCTAGGACTCCACCTCCTGTTTCGCTGGCCGCACCGTCTATGGGAGTGGTCCATATTATACCGCCCCAGTCGATTGGAAAAGGCTCTCATGGACGCCTATAACGCTGGGTATTGGGAAGGATGGGACCACTACAAATCCACCGTCCTGAATGCGCTGGAGGAAAGGCGTTCCCGTGAACAACAATCACCACAATGACATCTCGTCGGTGTTATTGTAATCATAAAAAGAGCGTGTCCTAGACACAAGAAAGGAGCCAATCATGGCCATCAAGCTAAAGCCAATCCAACGCAAAGTTCTCAGCGTCACAATCCAAGGGACCTCTCCCTTGATCCAACATAGTTGGGCCGAGAAAGCTCGCAAGCAGATGCGAGACAAAAAGGAGGGCAGGAAAACCAAAACTCGTGAAGTGTGTATCCCAGAAGAAGAGTGCGAGGCGGCCACTCATAGAACAGAGGACGGGCAATACGGAATCCCCGCTGGAGCAATCAAACAGAGCCTCATCAACGCAGCCCACAAGGATATCGGAATCGAAAAGACACTGGTTCGCAAATCCCTTTTCGTCCTATGCTCCGACGCGAACAACACAATCCCCATGCGATGTGGTGAACCGGTGATGAGGGAGGACTGCGTCCGAGTTGGCCAAGGAGGAACGGATCTCCGATACCGTCCCGAATTTCCAAGCGGGTGGGAGAGCGACATTAGCATCGAGTTCGATGCAGAAAATCTTCGCCCGGACGACATCGTGAACCTGTTGGACCGAGCCGGTTTCGGCGTGGGCTTACTGGAGATGCGTCCTCAAAAGGGAGGCGACTACGGAAGGTTCCAGGTCAAAACCAATTGACGTCTTTCCCAAGGAGAAAAACCATGGCAAAAACCATCAAGGTAGAATGGAAGGCCGGTTATCAATCCAGGATTGATGCCAAGGTAGCCCACAAAGAAATCCAACGTCTACGGAAAGCCAACGGCGGAGGGGTCACGCCCGCCATCTTGGTCCAGGAGGCCAAGAAAAAGAACAGTCCTCTCCACCCCGAAATATACATCAAGGATAAGGAGCAGGCGGCAACGGAATACTATCGTATCCGAGCGGCCCAAATGCTTCGGTCCATCGTTGTACGAGTTGAAGGGGTGGATACACCTGTTCGTGTATACACCCCCGTCGTGCGGGAAACAGAGACGGAGGACGAAGATGCTCCGCGAAACGAATGGGTAAGCCTGGAGGAAGCCCTAGCTGATCCGAAACGGAGAAAGCAGGTACTCCAACGGGCACGAGCAGAACTAAAAGTCTGTCGTACAAAATACGCAGCCCTCAGAGAATTAGCCGCCGTCTGGCACGTCATCGATCAACTGTAGACTTGGCTGCGGTGTGGTTTGGTTGGGTTTGGCAGGTACGGTTCGGTTCGGTGGGGTCCGGTAAGGTACGGTTGGGTTTGGCAGGTTCGGTGTGGTAGGGTAGGGTAAGGTGCGGTTCGGTTTGGTAAGGTATGGCAGGTATGGTGGGGTGAAGTTGGGTCCGGTATGGTGGGGTAGGGTGAGGTTTGGTAAGGTATGGCAGGTATGGTGAGCTTTGGTTAGGTACGGTCGGGTACGGTGTGGTGAGGTACGGTTTGGTTTGGCAGGTCGGGTTAGGTAAGGTGCGGTATGGTTGGCTTGGATAGGGTTAGGTTTGGTTTGGCAGGTTCGGTACGGTTGGGTAAGGTAGGGTTCGGTCAGGTGTGGTTTGGTACGGTTTTTTCACAAGGAGGCTTTATGATGATCATCGGAATTGACCCTGGCATGAAGGGAGCCATCGCCTTCCGGCGGGGACGGGGCGTAACCGTTCGTCCCCTTCCGGTCCTCCGTGTTACCAAAAACAAGCGAGCGGTGGACGAGGTGACCGTGCGGCAAATCCTAGAGCACCGGCGGAGCGCCATCCAACATGTCTATATCGAGAAAGTCCAGTCCATGCCCGGCCAAGGAATTGCCTCGGCCTTCAACTTTGGGGCCGGCTGGGGACTGCTTCGAGGGATATGCGTAGGTCTCCACCTGCCCTACACCCTCGTTCACCCCACCACTTGGAAGCGGGTCATGTGCAAGGACATGCCCAAGGGGACCAAGGATGTAGCCATTCTGGTGGCCAAACGATTGTTTCCCGATGTCAGCCTCAAACGCACGGCCCGCTCCACCAAGGATGACGACGGTCTGGCCGATGCTCTCTGTATCGCCGAATACGGTAGGAGGCAACTCGGTGTTCACTAAGCTAACCATCAAGAACTTCCAAGCCCACCAGAAGCTGGCGCTGGATCTCGACCCAGGCGTGACGTCAATCGTCGGTGCCTCCGACCGAGGAAAGTCCGCAGTCATTCGTGCGCTTCGCTGGCTTGCAACCAACCGTCCGGCTGGCCAAGAATTCATCCGCGACGGCGGGAAGCAAGCCGAAGTCAATCTATCGGTCGATGGCCGGTGCATTACTCGGCAGCGCTCCAAATCCAAAAATGACTATTTCCTGGACGACGAGGTTTACAAAGCCTTCGGGAACGAGCCACCGGAGGATATCACCACGCTCCTCAACCTGGATGAAATCAACTTCCAAGGCCAGCACGATAGTCCCTTCTGGTTTACCGAAACGGCAGGCGAAGTCAGTCGGCAGCTGAACCGCATCGTTGATCTTGAGATTATAGATTCAACACTAGCCAAGCTGGACAAGACCAATCGTGATGCTCTGGCGGAGGCTCGGGTCCTCTCCGGCCAGCTGGAGGAGGCGAAGGAGGAACGAGCCAAGCTCAAGTGGACGCGCAAAGCCGACGGGGAGCTGTCCCTAGCCCAGGTCTACAACGGCGAATGGCTCCAGCACGCCGAGGAATCGCGTGTGCTCGCTGATCTGATCCAGACCCTAGGCGAGCATACCCACCAACAAGAGCACCAGCGAGAGACGCTGGAGGCGGCCCATAAGGTTATCTCTCTGGGCGACCAGTGGGAGAGGATCCACGAGCAGGTGGAGGCGTTGGAGAAAATAATCAACCAAATGCGCCAGGACGAGATTGCATCCAATCGGTGGATCCCGGAGGATGATGTCCAGAAGCTAGTTGACCTGCAACTCAATATTCATGCGGTTGACGCAGATCGCGTTGAGCTGGCAGAGTTGATCGGGACTGTCAAAGCGGCAACGACTGAGTGGCTGGATCTCAAAAAGGCAGCCAAAGCTGCCGATCAAAAATTCCACGACGAGATGGGAGAGGAGTGCCCGCTATGCGGCCAAAGCCTATAGCTATCGCTTGCTCAGACCTTCACCTTTCGCTGCGACCTCCACTGGCCCGCGCTGGTGAGGAGGATTGGCTTGAAGCAATGGATATACCGCTAGGCTATATCCGAGAGCTGCAAGAGACGCTGGACGTGCCGGTATTGATAGCTGGCGACATCTTCGACCGGTGGTTCTCTTCGCCGCGTCTGATCAACTGGGCTATTTCCCATTTTCCAAAAAAGGTCTTTGCTATCCCTGGACAACACGATCTTCCTAACCATCGACTTGATCTAATATCCGACTCAGCGTATTGGACGTTAGTAGAAGCTGGAGTTATTAGTGATTTGAGCGGGGATAAGGACGCTCACGTTGTCAACTCCAAGGGAGGCATCCTTCTATCTGGCTACCCGTGGGGAGTCCCGTTAGTATCCCCCACCCGTCATCACATTGCCACAACGTATGTCGCCCTCGTTCACGCCTATACTTGGATCAAAGGGTGCGAGTATCCTGGCGCTCCGAAGGAAGCGAAGCTAACCAACATGAAGGGCTTGGAAGGCTGGGATGTTATCATTATCGGGGATAACCACAAAGGCTTCCACGTATATAACGCGGAGCAAACAATCTTCAACTGCGGAACGCTTATGCGCCGCAAGTCAGATGAGATCGACTACAAACCGCAGGTCGGGGTCATCATGAGCGACGGGACTATTGAAGTCCACTATCTGGATTGCTCCGACGATATTATTCAAGAGACTTCTACTCCGAAAGCCAATGAGGATATGGAGCTGAAAGACTTCCTTGAGGAGTTGGTCAAGCTCCAGGATACCGGACTTGACTTTGAGTCCGCTATAGAGCGGGCGCTGGAGGAGAAGAAACCAAACGCCGCAGTGCGGCAGATGATTTTGGAGGCCATGTCATGAGTCGTGCTAACGAGCTGGTCAAGCTCAAGAATAAAGCTGCCAAGCTACAACAAGAGGCCGACCGCGCTCAGGGTCGATTAGAGGAGGCGCTGGCACGACTCAAGGATGAGTATGATGTCGATAATCTTCCTTCCGCCGAGGAACTCCTGGAGGACCTGAAGAAAAAGGAAGCGAAGGCCAAGGAAAAATTCGATAAGGCTATGTCTAAGTTCACCGAAGAATATAAGGACCTGTTATGACCAAGCGCATTCTCGTTACCGGCGGCGCCGGCTTTATCGGCTCCCATCTCTGTCGCTTCTTGCTTCTCTGCGACCACGAAGTAATCTGCCTGGATAACTTCTATACGGGATCCAAGTTCAACCTGCGTCATGCGCTGCACGGTGTTACACCTAAGAGGCGTGAACGTCTGGAAGTGATCCGACACGACATTACCCAGCCTATCCATATCGAGGTTGACCAAATCTATAATCTCGCCTGTCCCGCTTCACCGATCCACTACCAGCGCCACCCGGTCGAGACGATCAAGACGTGCGTTCACGGAGCAATCAACGTTCTGGATCTTGCCCGACGCACAGGCGCGCGGATCCTCCAAGCCAGTACCTCAGAGGTCTATGGCGACCCCGAAGTGCATCCGCAACACGAATCATATTGGGGTCGAGTTAACCCGAACGGGATTCGTGCCTGCTACGATGAGGGGAAGCGCTGCGCTGAGGCTCTCTTCATGGACTACAGCCGCGAGTATGGTGTTGATATTCGTATCGCACGCATCTTCAATACCTACGGCCCATACATGCACCCGAATGACGGACGCGTGGTTAGCAATTTTATTTGCCAGATTCTCCGCAATGAGGATATTACAATTTACGGGAACGGACTACAGACTCGCTGCTTTATGTATGTCGATGACTTGATCTACGGACTCCAAGCGTTGATGAATACCGAAAACTGCCATAGACCAATCAATCTCGGTAACCCAGTCGAGACAACGATGAAAGGACTGGTAGTGGCTGTCAAAAAACATATATCCAAAACTAAGTCTGAAGTGACCTACTGTCCGCTTCCCCAGGATGATCCTACTAAGCGCAAGCCGGTAATCGACCGCGCTAGAGAGGAGATTGGCTGGAAGCCAGAGATCGACTTGGATATGGGTCTATACTATACAATCCACTATTTCCGCCAACTCCTCAACGGTCGGCTTGGACAGCTTCCCGGATTGGATGACTAATGGATCTTGCTAACGCACGCATAAAGATAAATCGGAAGCTGGGTGAATTCAACGCCGCCCGCTCCCGTTGTAAATCCATCGCGTCTGATATAGCCGCCAACGAACAACGTATTGAGGATGCGAAAGCCGCGCAGGACTTGGCTCAGCATGTTGCTCAAGCAGTTCAGCAGCAGGCGCACGATCAAATCGCCGGCGTCGTGAGTCGATGCCTAAGCGCCGTCTTTGACGAGCCGTACACTTTCAATATCCACTTTGAGCGCAAGCGCAACCGTACGGAGGCTCGGCTAACATTTGAGCGCGATGGTACCGAAGTCGATCCCATGACCGCAAGCGGAGGTGGCGTCGTAGACGTAGCCAGCTTTGCGCTTCGGCTTTCGTGCTTGATCCTCAATAAACCACCCTTGCGTCGTGTTCTCATAATGGATGAACCATTCAAGTACGTGAGCGAGGAGTACCGCGAGAGGATCCGTGAACTACTGGAAACCCTCGCCGACGAGATGGACGTGCAGTTTATCATGGTCACCCACATCAACGAACTCAAAACAGGAACGGTGGTGGAATTATGACGAGGGACGAAGCTATTTCCATTCTGGATGACTTGGACAACATGGACAGGTCTGTTTCCGATTGGGAGGCGGACTTCATAGATAGTTTGTTGACCAAAGCCGTTTATATAAATTGGACCCCTACAACGAAACAAGCCACTACCATTCAACGGATGAAAGAGAAGTACCTATGACTATCCGCTACGTCCACGGCACCGAAAAGCAAAAGGTGGAGAATGGGGAAATGGACCCCGGCCGCGCGACCCTTGAGTGGGACCCAGAGGACAGCATGGAGCATCGTCGTTGGTGCCAAGCCCATCCGCCGGCGCCGAAGCCAAAGCCTGGGTTCAAGATGACCCTCCCCCAGTGGTTGTCGGCCCTATTGTTCGTCCTGTTCCTACTGGGTGCGATGGTGCTGGCTACGCTGGTGACCGGTTACTGAAAATAAAGGCGGGGATGTGAGGTTTTTCGGGTGGGGCTGAACACACTCGGGAAGGCCCCTCACACCCCCGCCGATTTCAGTGGATCGATTGGCTGATTGAATTCATCATACTGCTGGCCGATGAATCCCTCCATCGGTGCGTGGTCCGGGAAAGGAACCGAAGGCCACCGTACCGGAATACTGGAGTGGCGTAGTAAGGACTTCTTGATTTTCGGGAGCACCTTCCGCGCCAGCCAACGCATGTCCGCAACCCGAGGCTGTCGTTGGCGGCCAAGTCGAAGCGCCTCACGACGAAGCTCCCGCGGCAGTACTCCAAACTTGACGCCCCACATACCACCAAACAGCGGATGCGACCGGTGGTGCATGTGGTCGTGCATGCAGTGGGCATCGTGGCCCAGGGCTTCCCAAGCCTGGACCGCCGCTGCCTCCTTATGATTGATGCGGCTATCACTGTCTCTGAAAATTACCCGCTCAGTATTAGCTCCCCAAGCTGCCAGGAATCGCCAGAACATCCCCGCCTGTCCTCTGGAGGGGCGTTGTGGAACGAGTTCACAACCGAGTTCCTTGAGCTGGGCTATTTCTGGAATGCCCTTGAGGGTGTTGTAGTAAATGCGTAGCGTCCAGTCCGGGTAGACCAATGGCATGAGCTTAGCATTGGCTACGGCCCCGAGAGTGTACTGCGGGGCGTTACCATAGAGGCTCATGGCTATAATTTTCCTGCCCATCATATATCCTTCGAATATCCAAACCGGTCAAAGTCGTGGCCGGCCCAAACTTGGATAGCCTGCTGAACATTTTGGTCCTGGCAAAGTTCCTGCCACGAGGGACGAGAAATTTTCTCTCCTTCCTCTTCTGACTGGGCTTTGATTTTTTCGGTAGTGGTATTGAGCTTGGGAATAGTAATGCCCGGCTTCCAGAACTCCAACTCATGCAGTTCATCGGCAAGGTGCTCCACGTGAATGGCGTGGATGGGTTCGACACTACTCAACCATTCGCACTGACTCATGAGCACTGGTTCCTTGCGATGCTGCCCAGGCTTGGAGGCTCCTAGCCAGTCGGCAAACAACTTGAAGTCCTTCTGGGAACCGCAGCCGCTGATACATCCATACCGGTCGGGCGAATGGCAACGGCAAGCCGACCACCAAATACTCACCGCCCGGGAGTAGGGGTTGCGTACACAGGTCCACCGAAAGTAGTTTCTGGCCCTACGGGGAATTCGACGGCTGTGGAAACCTCCTTTTTGCAATCCTTCAGCAAAGTGCTCCTCCAGGATTTTGTAGATGGTGTGTGTGCAAGCCTTCGGCGTGGAGATATACACAAACCCAAGGTTATTCTGAATACGCATAGCCCCACTCCTCGCAAATGGGTTCAGCCCATTTTCTCAACGTAGCGTAACCCCAGACAGGCATGATGGCCTTCCAGCTGCCTGGGTAGCCCACCGCAACGTGGGACAGCCCCATGCGGTTGACCCATTTGTCGCCAGGGTTGAGTTTCAACACCTTGCGTCGGTTGGATTCGAAGGAGCACTCACGGCGAATACTGCTTCGGCGTTTTGGAGGAACGTTGATCCCAAATTTATCCTGAACCATATCAAAGATAGGATCCAATGAATGAAAATAGTTCTCGTATTTCAATACGGTAACCCGGTCGGTGAAAAATTGGGACAACTCCTTCATCATTTTGTAGTTACTGGCCAGCATCCGCAAATCTGCCTTCAAGCCTTTCAGCGTTCCCTTCACCGTTTCTTGTGAACCATCCCCGTCGTCGTTGATGATTCTACAACGGAAGGCACTGGCTGCAGCATCGTATGGGTGTCGCACAGACCCTACGATGTAGTCCACAGCACGACGCTGCCACGAAGCGGGGTGGGCTTTAGTCACTTTGCAGGGGAGCGCCCGGCACAGGACCTGCCAGACGAGGGTGGACCCACTGCGGGGGACGCCACAAGCCAAGACTTCATTTAGCATAGCCCCACCCCCAACAAACTTCCCGAACGTGATTTGCCACTTGGTCTTGAAGGTGCCCCGGGATTCCCTTGCGCCATCCACCCGGGATGGGTTGGGCTATGTGGTCGCCGTGGACGTTGGCCTCATCCACCTCGTTGAAATCCTTCAACTCCTGCGCTCGTTGGATATTGGCCAGAAGGTTGTACTGGCTTTCGATGAGCTCCCGGGAGTTCGCAGCGGGACGAATCCCAAGCATCGCCCAAATGGCATCCCAGATAACGTTGTAGTCATCATAGAAATGCTCATAACGCAGAACCACTTTTTGAGAAACTTCCCGCAAGTCAGCCAAGCCCAACCAACTCTGTTCAGAGTGGTGAAGGACGTTTTTCAAATCCTCCTCCGTAGGCTGTTCTCCGGTACGTCCCTCGCGGCTCAATTTGACGCGCAGTAATGAGGAAATAACATCACGCGGGTCACGGATGGAGATGAACACCAATGCTTCCTGATCCACCTCCCAACTAGCAGGGTGGACCTTATGAACAGAAATAGGTGAGGAGACCTCCTGTACCATTTGCCAGACGAGGGTGGACCCGCTACGTGGAATTCCGCATGTTACGATACTGGGCATCACGCCTCCAAGATCATATCACGCCAGTATTCGAACCAGCACTTGTCCATCGTGGGAGTATCGAACCGCGCCTTCAGCTTCGGTAGTTGCTTCAAGAGAAGCCGTTCAGTTATCTCGCCCCAATGCGTTATTCGTAGACACGGCATATCCTCTAGGATGTCGGTAGCCTTAGAGCGCAGGACGATGGGTATGGTACCCAGGAGCATCGCCTCCCAGTGGCGATGGCAATCCGGGCCGGCGCCCGGAGGGGAAATCGTATAGGGGTGGGAGGCGGTCATCTTGTAAAAGTGGTCCATAGGAACGTGGTCAAAGCCCCCCTCATATGTGACCCACTTCTTGCACATGAACATTTCGTAGATCCCTCTCCGAGGATTGGGTGTCCGCCGGAGCCGACGCCAGAAATTCATATATACCAGATTGCGTTCCTTGAGGCGTCCCATACCCATAACGACCCGCAATATCTGCTCCCCCTGCGAAGAAGTACGAAGGCCGATGGGGACAGCTGTCACTCGGGCGTTGCGGGTGGCGACGTTATTGCTGAACCATCTCCTCACATTGGGGGGAAGGCGCGATGCCATTTTGGTCGTGCACTTAGCATCGCTGAAGCTAGTGATAAGGATGCATGAACCCATCTTCGCCAGCTTGGGAAACTGCGATTGGACAAGGTGGGTGCGGGAGTACACGATGGGACCTGGCTGGATGACCTCGGAATCAAAGTTGACCCCGGCAAGCCCCGCCAACCGTTTGTTATTGATAAAGGTGTTCATCGTTTCCTCATTTCTACAAAGAAGCGATTATGTGGGCAGTCTGGGTGTGAGGTTCCTGGGATGGTGAGGACGCGGTTGATGATGAAGAACGACTCGAATGCCTTCTTCGGCCGAGGTCCCCACTTCTCCCGGGTGTGGGATTCATAGAAGAGGTAGCCACCCTCAGTAATTTTTTCCGAGCAGGTCTTGATAAAATCGAAATAATCCAGTTTGGTATAGCGACGAACGGCGAGGGCGAAAATGGTGTCGAACACCTCGCCTTCTAAATCATTGAAGGACATTGCCTCAAATGAACAGTTGGCAAATGGGTAAAGCCCCCGAGCCAGCAGGATGGATTTCTCAAAAACATCAATCCCCAGGTAACGACGGCAAAAGGGTTGGCAGTAAGCAGAGAAGCCCCCGATGTTGCAGCCGATATCCAGGATAGAACCCATCAAGCTCTGTGTAGGAATCTGGTATGCATCCCACCGGTCCTGAAGATTCCTGGAAGCCTTTATGTCCCTTCCGGGGATGGACTGGTAAATCTCCTCGGGGGAGGTAAACCGGTCAGCTTCGTGCATATACTTCTCAACCTTGTCCATTGTTCAAGTCTCCAGGATTTTGATTTTTCTAGTAAGGTGAAGCATTAGCTCAAACAAAAACAGGACGTACTCCTCCCGCAGCATCTCCCGTTTCTTATCCAGTACAACCCCAATATGCTTTTCCCTTATGTGTCCCCTCAGCCCGTAGCCCCGAATGGTCCTGCCACGTGCCAGGGGTTCATTGAGTATTTCCTTCCAGCTGGATGGGATGGGTTGCTTGGGGTGGAGGCGTGCATCGACGCAAACTATCTCCGGTTCACGTCCGACCCTCTTGCTAGCGGCTATGCGGTGGGAGCCATCCAACGCTTGGTAATGGGTGTTCAGGTCAACCACCGGTACGGGAGGGAAGCACCAACCATATTGATTCAGCAAGGACACCATGCGACCGATTTTCGGTTCGTGCCTGGGCCAGTGGCCGGTATGGACCTCTTTGCCTCGGTACATGACCATTTCCCACTTGTCGCTCATGCCCACTTCTCCAATACCAGTCGCTTCAGGTTAGCATGGCGATCCCATTGGTGGATGACGGTCGGCGTGGCGCCGACAAGGTTGATGATTTTTCCGTCCTTGATCTTGACGGAGCCTCGTTTGATATACCCAACGGTGTATATCTCCCCCTCCTCATTGTTCCATACCTTGGCAGGGAGCATCTTGTGAACGAGGTAGTTGTGCACCGCTTGGTCTTGGGGCTTGTGGGTACGCGGTTGAATTTTCTCCACGGCACCGCGAAGGATGGAGAGATATCCACGCATGGATGCAGCATCTCCGCAAGTGGTGCCTACGCAGGAAATGGGGAGGTGGGACAACTCCTCTAAAGTACCCTCCCCGTAGGCAAGGCGAATCCACTCGGAGTTGTATGGGCAGCTGCCAATGGTTTGGCTTCGGTCCTCCTCAAAGGCATTCAAACCTTCATCCGGAAGGACCACCGAAGGGTCACGCTGGAAGATAATATCCCGGGTGTCCGCCACCATCACCCCTTGCGCATCGATTTCCTTTATGGCTTCCTCCAAGGGAAGGAACCGCGCCGAATGGACCTTCATATGGGTACGAGGAACGGGACGGAGATCCACGTCCCACTTCCGCGCCTCCGCGGCGGCACTACCGTCGGCGAACAACAGAATGCGTTCGCGGTACCCATTAGCGCGGAGGGATTTGAGGAAGGGACGGATTTGGTCCCGGTTATACCCTCTGGCGTAACCGGCGATGAGATCAATCATTTTTTCTCCTCACGTAGAAACCATTTCCCCCAGGAGTCAATAACTCCAAGGCGTACCCCAGGGATTGTAAGAATTGATTCATTTCAGGATCCGGACCCCATACTCCATTGGGGAGCTTGCGTTCGGGATGGACAACGTCCAGTGTCTCCACACACACCAAGTCTGGCTGGCGTCCCCAATCCATTCCCTTCAATACCTGGAAGTCGTGGCCCTCTGTATCCACTTGGAGAAAGTCGATGTGTGTAGGGGCGTTGACTTGACGAAGAAGTGAATCCAAACGGACTTTGCGCACACGAATGGAAGGCTTGTACTTGATGTGCTTCCACCATTGCTCGCAGGCTTTTGCCCAATCCGCGTTGAGGGTAGATACCCCCTTGTGTGGATACAGTGTCGCTTCCCCCTCCGTGTCTGAGCAAGCGGCTTGGACGCAAGTCACCGAGGGGCTGTGTTGGTAGTTCTTGGTCAGCTCCCCGAAGGCATTGGGAAGTGGTTCCACCAATAATCCGCCCCATCCCCTTTGGACTAGCTCCCAGGACATGGACCCGTATTTGATGCCGGCATGTGCCCCTACATCAATCACGTAACCATCCTGCCGGTCCCCAAAAAACCGACGAATGTAATCCTGTCCTATAACGTCCTCAGCCATCCAACCCATCCTCCCCTTGAGGGAGCATCCCCAGGCCCACGTCCAAACCCCATAATTCTTTCGACTCCCGACGCACTACATCGTTGAGCGCATCCAAGTTCAACGGCTCGCGCGAATACAGACCCGTCCAGGGGATTTGGTGGACCTTGTTTACGCGTCCCATCGGGCGATGGATGTAGTGGCACCAGTCTTTGAGGAAGGTACGAAGGCGGGGCCATTCGTACACCTCCGGTCCCGGTGGCTCCAGATCATGAATCAAAATCAATTGGGCCTTGCAACCCAACGTCTCCGCGGCTGGGACACGACATGACAAGAGTGTATCCACGAACAGGAAATCGAACGGGGGCTGTCTGGCAGCAAGTGAGGTATACCACTTGCAAATGGTCTGGTACTCGCCGGGAGGGAGTTCCCTGATGCAAGTGGAGTTCTTGGCGTTGAAAAGATGAATGGTCCATTGGTGGTGCGGGGGAGGGGAGTATAGCCGGCAAAATTTTGCGGCCCAGCGTGGGTCGTGCTCTATCGTATGGAGAGCGGGGACGGTCTGCAGGTAGGGTGTAGAAAACATTCCGCAGCCACACTCCACGGCCGATCGCGGACGGATCACTTCCAGCACAGCCTTGAGTACCGGCTGGTGACCACCCCAGGTCTGTTCGATTTGCTCAGGTGTGTCCAGTGTCATTTCATCCCCTTACAAAAAGCCGATCGGTTGCATGGGTACCCAATTTCCTCAAATTCCCCAGCCTGTAACCGCTGGATGAATTTCTGCCGGGCTTCGGAGTCGTGTATTTCCTGGAGCGTGTTTTCCTTGACGCTGCCATAGGCTTGGTCCTGATTTGAATCCAAGCAACAAGGATACCAAAGCCCCGAAGGACTGATGAATGCCTCCTTCAATATGCGGGGCAGCTGCGGACAACAGTCGTTGACGGCGTCCACATCCATCCCACGTTCCGCCCAGAAAAACGAAGGGGACTTTCGGATGTGTATATCATCCGTCATCCACTTTTGCTTTCGCAGACTTTTCTCAACCAACTCATGGGAAGAGAATGGAATTTCCTCAGGGGCGTTCATAGGGGTTTGGCCAAAGCGTTTCTTGGCTCGGACGCAGTAATCATGGAGGGTTAGTACGTTGATGCCCACAGAGAAGGACGGATGGTGGGTCTTCCTTTCGTGCAGGAGCATCCGGAGATTCCCCATGACCCGTTTGTAGCTTATCCCTTTCTGGGCCTCGTATGTCTCCGCATTGTGGCCATCGATATTGAGCTGCAGGCTATCCAACAGCCGTTCTCTCATAATAGATTCGGCTTGGCGTTGAGTCAGGGAATACAAGTTGGAGGTAAGGTTTACTTTAGCCCTGGGTAGGTACTTGCGAATGGTGCGGAGGTTATCCAAGAGGAATGGGGAACAGGAGGCCTCACCATTCTCCCCAGTCTGCACTTGCTTTACCTTCCACGGGAAGTCTGGGGAACTGGCCTCCTCTACCAACTTCACAACTAAGGAGGGTTCCATGAAACAAGCATCCCGAGTTCCCCGTTCGGTCGGGCAGAATACACACGACGCCGGGCACAGAGCAGACAGGGATAAATTCAAACCTTCGATTGACATGGGAACCCCCGCTTGGATCGGCACTTGAATGTCCAACGGTCTTGGCTCCACTCCCTTTTCGCTTTTCGAAGGTGTTTGGGACGTTTCTTTTTTTCGTGACGCTGCCAGTGGTCATGGAACTGGGTGATATCCTCCCGCTGTAGGAAGGCATCTTGGCTTGTGGCATACGCCTGGAGTTCCTCGTCGCTGAAGTAATGGTAGTATTCCGGCCAGTAGGGACCGGCGCCGTCGTATGCCTCCAAGATGAACTTGCGACCAATCCACGGGGACACAGCACACTTGTCCCAACAACCATATTTATCCCCGGTTGGTTGCATGACTCCGAACAAATCGGGGAACCGCTCCACGAAGATTTCTCCAATTTCTTGGGCGTCCTTGGATTGGTCGGGATATACGTCGTCCCCCACAACGACGACGATGTCCCCAGGCGTTTCGCAGCACAGGATATTAGCGGCAATCGGAAAGCCCATCCACTTGTGTTGGGCAATCACCATATCGGCCTCGGGAATATCATCATTGACTATAGGAGGGTTGACTAGGCAAGCGACTTTGTAGCCCTTGCTGTGCCACAAGGCTATCATGGCCCGACTGAGCTCGGGGTGTACGGTTGGCCATACCGCCCAAATGTCCAAGCTCATTTTTCGTAGCCCTTCTGTCCGTTGACCAAACGCTTAAACCGCTTGGCGCCGCGGGTGTGGAGGATGACGGGCTGCAGGTTGGGATGATGGCGCTGGGTAAGTTCTACGATGAAGGTGTACTCGGTGGGGAGCTCAACGAACTTGACGCTAGAGATTCGCTTGATAGCAATCTCCAATGTACGCTGGTCCCAAGCGGCCCGTCCGTTGGGAAGAGTCTCGGGATATTGCTCGTTGATGTTGATCCACTTCTGGACGACCCGATTGCATTGCACGGTATTACCAAAGTAAACCGTCCCACTCAGCAGTTCACCCATAGGGCGTCCGCGGGGCTTCTTGGCGAAGTGGGCTGCAGCGATGTCGGCATCCAGGTTATCTAAGAGTTCCGGTGCCTTCACCATGATGGCGTCAACGTCCAGGTAAAGAAGCGGGCGGCCGGGATAGGTCTGGAGCATCTGCTGTACGAAATAGGCCTTCGCCTGGGTGTTACGTTGCCAGGACCCAAAGTTCGGGATGCCACAAACATGGTAGCTATATCCGACGCTCTCCAAGCTGGCCTTGAGCGTTTCCGCTTCGTGTTCGTAGGGGGTATCCACGGTGAAGTAAGCAATGACCAACGGCCGGGCGGAGTGGCCGGAGTCGTGCTTTGCTTCTTTGAGAATTTCCACCATTACAGAATCTCCGCATCATCTGGGTCGAGGTCCACTGCCTCGGCGGTAGTGTGTTGGGAGACCGCAGATTCCCCACGACCGCCGTCGGAATCGTCCGACCGAATAACGGCGACGAGAACATGGTAGGTGGCTCCAGGAGTCAGGCCGCTGATGGTCTTATGGAGTCGGTAGTCGATTCCAAACCGCCCGAACGCTTCAACGGCCGTGGGATTATCCACATCGGGGTCCGGGTCCACTCCTTGCTTGACGTAGATTTCCCATTGGTCTGCCGGATCCCGATCTATTCCCCAAGGATAACGGGCATGGACGATGATGGCCCCGGTAGCTCCATCTGCTATGTTTTCAATTTCAGGATTGGTAAGCGGCCCCAATACCTCGTCTCCGAGCTCATCAATTTCAATGATGGTCGGATATCGGTTGTGCGACAGCATATCGTACTTATTGCGACGACGCACTACAAGGTAGAGCTGAGTAGTGGAACCGGAATCAGGGAGATCGGGTGTCCAGTCGAAGGGGAGGGTGGCGCTGGTGGCGACTGGTTGAAGGGAGTGGTCGAAGTCCGGCATTTCATCCTCGCCGGCATACAGTTCGTATTTGGCGAGGCTATCGTCGGCTACACGGTAGTCTTGGCGATAGGTTTTGTAATAGGTAGCCATTTTACATATCCGTCATTCTCACCAACTGGACGTAACATACTCCGATGTCTTCGTCAGTGGTAAATGTGAAGAAAATGGATGGTTGGTACGTGCTGGTGGCAACCTGTGCCTGAATGGTCAATCCTCGAACGGAAGGGTGGCTGATTGTAGTGTAACTATCCGTCAACGAATCCTTAGTAGCCACTCCAGCTTGACCGTCTTGGATAACTTGAAATGAAGTTCGGTAGTGGCTGTGGAGATGGTCTGGGTGTCCTGCTTCACTGCCGTTTTCTTCCGCCACCATTCCGAAGAAATACAAATCTGCCGTTTCGTTATCCTGATTGAAATTCGTCACGTAGAAAAATCCCCAAGCTCCATCGCTGAGATCACTGTAGGTCCCATCATCATATGTGCTGGAGATGTTGAAGAAAATAATGGTGTCCCCGATTTGATTCAATTTCAATTCGATCAAACCAAAGTCGCTATCATACAACTTATCCCCATCCAATTCCTCATCCATCTGCTCGGGGATGTGGGTCACCATGCTGATGGTAAGCGTGTCGGTCCCGTCTACCACAAAGAACGGGATGAAGGTGGGGTCTACCCCGCCACCCAGTGAAAAATACAAACCCGCTTGACCGTCATTGTTACTGTCGATTCCATACACAGTAGAAGCCGAGAGACCCTGGCTTGTGGCGAACGTGTACCTGCCGGCGGTGAGTATTTCTGCCGTAGTATCATCCAGCTTGTTGATGCAAACACCCTTGCGATATGCCACTTTGGTCGTAGCGAGGGTAGCGGTTATCCAATCCCCCGTATCCAACCGAGCCACAACCATATCACCGATGGCCATACCTGCGGAAACGCCCTCACTGATTTCAACAATCACCTCATCCTCGCCAGCGGAGGCGCTATCGACCACCAATTCATCTAATGTCTCCAATGCCTTTTGCACCGTGTCGTCGTCTGCTGAAAGGTTTCCATCGAATTCGGTGGTGTCGGTAATAACTTCATTCGCTTGAGGCAAATATCGTTTCGACAGTTCTTCGGTCAATGAAACTACCACCCGATCACCGAAGGAGGCTACCTTGATTCCTTTGCCGCCAAGAATCTGGCGTAAGCGACCATCAATGATTTGGTTGATAGCATCTGCAGTCAGCACATCCCCCTTGCGGAAGAGGGGCTTCATCGGTCGATGTGGTTGATTGACGGCCATGGTACTATGCGTCGAACTTCAGGTGGAAGTTGACTTGCTCCTTCTGGGCGACGGTTCCTGCGGCGGGGAAGGTGCGACGAATCCAAACGCCCATGAGTTCATCGCTCCCCAGATTGCCAACATCCAAAGCCGTGGCCTCACTTGCGGCGTTGACCCAACTCAATCCACTGGGGGCCGTTTCTTCGTCGGCGATGGTCTGGATGGTGTCCACCGAATCCGGTTCCTCCTTAGCCAATGCCCAAGCGGCTTGGCCATCGGTAGTCACCCAGCATTTGACGCTAGTGACAGCGGAGGAGGCGTGGAGGAAAATGGCTCGGTAGTACACTTCACCAGCTACCCGGTCGGCGCTAGTCACGTTACCCATACTCAACACACCCTGAAGAGCGTCCTGCAGGGTAAAGGTAGCTACGCCCACGAACTCCAAACCGCTCACCCGTTGGATACGAACGGCTTTGCGCGGGTTCGGGCCTTGGACGAGCTTGCGTTCCCCCGCGGCGATAGCCACAGCTGCCCCGGCGCCGCCGTTAGGTGGAGTATATGTGACGTTGTTCCCATTGATGGTGAGGGTGGCTTGGCCTTCTCCATTCTCTGGAGTGGCGTCCTCAATGATGAGGCCCTGGACCGGCACGTCGTAGAAAATCCGCATGCCTCGAACCAGCGTATCCGTTACCAACCCGCCGAGCGACTCAGCCGGGTCGGTGTTGCTGGCGGGGTCGCTGGTATTGCCCCCCGACAACAGAATCTCTAGGGCATCCAAACCGGTATCCGCTTCGGCCATTAGGCTTCCTCCACTTGCACGTCACCTACAGAATCCACAGACAGCGTCACGTCAGGTGGGGCGGGGTTCCTCGCCAAGGTGAAAATGAAGGAGAGGGGGCTGCCGGCGTTGCCACGCTCATCCAAGGCCCGCACGCGGAAGGTTTCCTGAGTATCATCATCCATAGCTTGGGTCTTGTGGTAATACCAGCCCTTGGCCCGTTCGGTAATGGTATCACGGGTCTGCCAAGTCGCCCCGACCAGCCGCTGCACTTGATAGCCAGAGGCATCAGTGGTGCCCCGCCATTGGAGAATGGCATAGGGAGGATACAATTCGTTTTCGGCGAACACCCCGCTTTCATCCTCCAGAATTTCAACGGGCGGTGGGGCGGCATCGTAACCATCCAGCATGCACTCCCACTCATCTACGCCGATCACCGTATCTACCAGTTCACCATCCAGCCAAATATCATAAGCGATGTTACTGTCCGCGTAACTTTCCATGTCCCACGTGAACAGCCAATGGCCGTTGGCTTGCTTGGTAGCGGTCCAGTCTTCAGCCATCACGCCCCCTGCAGTTGTGCACCGATAACGGAGTCAAAGTTGCACGAAGGCATTTTGGTGATGGTCTTGTATCCCGTCCCTTCAACGAGATCCGGCGGGGGCTTACCTGTGCGATCGTCTATGAATACCACCGTTGGGTCCCAGGTATCGGCGTCGTACTGAAATTCAAAGTCGAGGAAATACCTATGGAGTCCAGTGGCCCCCGGTCCCAACCATGCCAGCTTCCAGCGCACCCCAGTACACAACCAAGTCCGGGCCGCCTCGCCGCTCCAGGTGGCATTATTGACTCGACCGATAATGGCATTAGCGAGGAGCCACGGGGTCTGGGTTTGCTTGATGCCACGGATGTGGATGGCCCGCTGCGGTTCGAAGTATTGGATCTCACCACCCTGGGTTTTGGTTTCGTCTGGGTACTGCGGATCATCCTCAGGGTAGTGATGGGAGACCGTGATTTGGTCGCCATTGATGTCCAGGTTGGAAGTTTTCTGCTGCAGGTTGCAACGCACCTCGCCACCGATGTACCCGCCACGGGGATTGTCCAGATTCTCGGGCAGGTCCATGAAGTTTTCGTAGACCAACTCCACCATGACGGAGTTCTTGTCTTGAATGCGGGGATTGCGTTCCACCAGCATGAGGTCCGAAGCGTTGACCGCCGCGTCGGTGAGATAGCTTCCATACTGAGGTACCTCAGCATTATCCAAACCTTGAGTGAGAAGCTCCCAAGTGGTTGTATCAATCCCGTTCACATAGCATGCCCGTACCAACCGCCGAAGTGCACCATGGCGCTCGGAGGCTTCCAGAACTTCTATGTGGTCGATATATGCTTTTTCAGCCATGGTGCTTTACCCCAGGATTGCTTTCTGAGCGAGTGGGTGCATTTTGGAGATGAGTTCATCCAGCTTCGCAATGACCCCTTCGTCACGGACCTCTTGCGTTTGGTGGGAGCCGGATTCCACGGAAGCCAAGCTGAACCGTCGCAGGGACATGGTCTTGAATTCCTTTTCCGACGTAGTGGAGAGTCCGAGGCCGCTGGAATCCATGCCCCCCGCTTTGGCCAGCTCCATCTTTTTCCTCATGAGGTTGATTTGCCCCTCAATGTCCTTCTTGCGTTGGGCGGCTGTTTCCTCCGCCAAGGTTTTCTCCTTGACGTCGTCCTTGATGAGTTGTGCCTGGGCCGCCGACCAGTAATTGTCATTTTTCTTCCGCTCCTCGCGAAGCTCCTTGAGCTTACCAATAGAATCCCCCACGCTGGCAGCGTATGCCTTTTCCTCATTGGCAATCAGGCTATCTACCTTCACCGCCAAACCTGTACCGAGTACATTGTCCAGAATACTGGCAACGCCCTGCACAAGATTGAGAACCTCTGTATATATATCGTGGAAGCCCTTACGCAGCCCCTTGTAGACTACTTCAAAGCCTTCCAGCATACTGAAGTACATCCAATCCCAGGTCCGTACAATGTCGGAGGACACCATGTCAATAATTGTCCCGACCTTTATTCCAAAGAGACGGAAGGACCGTACCAACTCAATAAGCCCAAGCTCACCGGCCGAAAAAGCGTCAACGACAAAGAGAATTGCCGTAGCAACCACTACGAGGGCCGCGGCAAACGCCAGACCCACAATGCCGACCGTGGCGAGGAGACCGATCAAGCTGGAGATGGCAGTGGCCAGCGAACCAACCACCAACAAGGCAAGACCGATCATAGCGACAAATATCGCGCCGCCGACAATCCAAGCCTTGGTGGTATCACTCAAGCCGCGGAACCATTGGGTAAGTCCCTTGATGTAAGTCGCCATTTCAACGAGGGCCGGGGCCAGGACAGCACCAATTTCAATCCCCATGAGCTTGATGTTGTTCCACAGAATCTTCATCTGCGAAATGAACGACATAAGTTGCTTCTCAGCGACTTCCTTGGTGATGCCGTTGGCCTTTTCCAGCTCCTTGTAGTAATCCCGAATGGCGTTGGATGCTCCGAGCAGGGGGAGGATAGTTTGCTGCGACCGAGCCTTGAAGCCCAACATCTCAAGGGCCGCCGCCTTCTGTACTGCCCCCATACCCTCCAAAGCCGCAGTGATATCTTCAATAAGATCCGCAAGGGGTGGGAGATTACCTTCGGCGTCTTGGGTACGGATGTTGAACTTCTTCCAGGCACTTTCGTTCTCTACGATTGCCTTGATGGTCAGACGCAGCATCCGGCCCATCATGTTGCCGGCAAGCTCGGCCTTGATGCCCTTGTCGGCGTAGGCTGCCAGGACCGCAACGCCTTCACGAAGGCTGATGTTATATGCCTTCATCGCAGCGCCAGCCTTAGAGGTCAGCGAGGTAGCGAACTGCTCCACCGTTGCATTCGCCAGGGTATTGGCCTTCACCAATACATCGCCCACCTCCCGCATACGGATCATGTTCTGAGTAGCGTCCTCGGTTTTCATGCCAAGAGCCGACATGGAGTCGTTGAGAAGGGTCACCGCATTTTGCATGTCGAACATGCCGGCCACAGCAAATTTCTCCACCACCGGGAGGGCCTTCATGGATTGCTGGGCCGACATGCCGGCACTTGCCAGGAAGAAGTAACTTTCAGCCAGTTTCTCCGGGGCAGTGATCGATTTACTCGCAATGTCCTTTGCGGTTTGTTCCATCTCCGCTCTAATTTTTGGCGGCACCTTCCCCATGATCGCCAAGGACTGGTTCATGGCATCATCGAATTTAGCGAAGGCCTTGATGGCCATACCGCCAATGAGGGCGATGGGGAGAGTGAGGGACATAAACATGCGCCGGCCCAGGAGCGTGATCTGGGTGGCAACCTGGGCGGTGAACTGCTGGGCGGCCGTCAGCGCCGCCCGGTACTGCAGGGTGTTCGCATTGAGATAGACCACCAAATGGCCCAGGCTTTCCGAAAACATGGCTACTCCTCCGCGCCTCTACGCTTATTCGCCCCTGTAGCGTGCACAGGTGGCCCACGCCGGGACTTTTTCTTCTTCCCCTTGCGGGATACGGGTGGCGGTTTGCGACGAACCTGGGGCTTTGTCTTGCTTCGGCTGACCCCCGTAACAGCGAACCAGTGGTTCTTGCTTACCTGTATAGCGTCGGCAGGCTCCAACCGCTGTTTCCTGTGGGTGAACTTGAGCAGCTTCTTTTCGATGGAAATACGGGAGCCCTTCTTGGCAAAAGTCCGCTCTACGCTCGCCGCGATTTGCGCCAAGTAATAGTCCTTCCGGTCGAACGCTTCGGTGTCCAGCCAATCCAAGTACCAAATCCAATCGAGGAACTCGGTGGACGTGATGGTGTCTTGGGCCTCCTGGACGGTGCGGCCGAGGTGAGACGCTACCCGATACCATAGCAGCTCCTCACCCCTCAGTCGTTTTTTTCCGCGTCCGCGTCCAGACCCTTATTCAGACCGGAAAGCTCCTGCGCCGCCTTGAAGAGTTGCTCCTGGGCCTCGCTGGGGATTTCCTCGATGTCCTCAACGGACATTGGCTCACCCGCTTCATCCTTCAGGCACATACGGAGCAGGTCCGATTGCGTGCCATCGAAGGTTTTGAAGCCAGCGATGTTCCCCCGCTTATCGACCTTGACTCTGCTGGTCATCTTGGTCAGGTACTTATTGCGCTCACGACCCGTGAGCTCGGTGATGGTGTAGTTGCGTTCCTCACCATTTTCCCCGACCAAGATGACCGGCAGTGTCTTCAGTTGCAGGCTCAGCCGTAGTGGTTCCGTCATGTCATACTCCTTCCCTAGTTGTTTGGTGTTCAGCCGCTAGTACCGGAACCTTACGCCTACGCAGCGTAAACCGGCGCCGTCTCCACCCCCGACCCGTTCTGGTTGGACGGGATGATGGTGAGTTCCGCGGTCGGCTGCTCACCTTCCACGTTCGCATTCGGCGTGAACTCATCGATCCAGCCCCAGAAGACCAGCGTGGAGCTGTCCGGGAAGGTGATGGTGATTTGCTGGTTCGTATTGACCATGGCGATGATCTCATCGTACACCGCTGGGTCGTACGCCACCGTGACGGACGCATCGGAAAGGTCGATCAGACCCTTCGGCGACTTGGTCCGCCAAGTGGTGTTCTGCATGGTGGAAGTTTCGTTGGCCCCGCCACCGGAAACGCCCGGGGGAGTGACCTCCTTCTCCCACATCTGCACACTGGAATCCTCGTCGAACTCAATCAGCGTGCTAAAGCCATCGTCCATTCTGCTCATGTTACTTCCTCCTGGATAGTCGCCAAGAAGTTGATGGAAAACAGTTCCCGGCGTTTGGTGGATTCTTCTTCTTGTCCTAGTGACACCGTCCCGGTGACCTGGCTGATGTTGTGAAAGGTATAGGTGTACCTGCCTACGACCTGAGTTGCACCATCCACAGCCTCAAGAGCTGCAGCTATGGCTTCGCACTTCTGATACCCGTCGCTGCGCTTCACTGCCCGTACCAATACCTGCAGTCCGTAGTGCAGGATATTGACACCCGACATGAGCCGTCCGTCCTTGACCGGGGTGGTATCCATGACGGCGACGATGTTGTCAGAGATGCGAGCGGCGTTGCTTGCAGGGTTGGCGTTGTCCGGCAGGCTGCCGACATAGCTGGCCCAATCAGTATTCGGGCCGTTCTCCTCGACCAGCCCTTCCTTGAGCAAGTATTCGCGGAGTACCTTGGCAGGGGAGGTGTTCATTTTCCAATCCCCGCGATGATGGCCAGGATGCGGGCACGCTGTTCACGGACTACGCTTTCCAAGAACTTGGCTCGCTTGCCCGGCTTGTGACGTAGCTCCGTCCGCTCGTGGACATAGATGGCATACGACTGAGTGTAGAAAACCGCAACGGTTGTGTTCCAACCGAACCCCGTGCTGGAGGTCCCGGCGCTGTTCTTGAGGGCGCCGGTGTCCACAGGAACAATCTTCTGGGACTCCCGCTGGACAAACAACCCGGCTCGCTTTAGTCCCCGTTCTACGGCAATTCGCGTCCCGGCGCTCATCCGCATAGCCCGGCGAACTCCTGCAACACCAACGACATTTAGCATGCCAACCATTAGAGGAACACCTCCCGAATATATTTGGTGCCGCGGAAGTTGGGAGTCTTGTTGAATTGGCGGATCTCGTACACGTCATTATTGCGGTCCGGGTCCTCCTGGATCTTTTCGTCGTAGGCGCCCAGCTTGAGCTTGCCCTTCACCTCCAGGTCCCGGTCCACAATCAACCGCGCCCGGCTCAAAGCCCGTTCGCCATTAGGTTCGACAAACTCCACGGACACCTGCTCCCACCGGCAACTGATCTCTACCGGTGAGGCAGGATTGGGCTTTCCATACTCGTCCACATCCAGCAGGCCCCAATAGATGGCCTTCTGCTTCATGGCCCGAGTGGCTAACCCAAGGTTGTCCGTGGCTGCGCTCACTTCAAATACCCCTGCATCCTGAGATATGCAATAATACCCAAGATAAGAAGAAAGGCTATTGGTAAAGACCACGCCACAATGATCTGGAAAAGCAGAGAATGTCCGTCCTTATGCGTTCGGGTGTGTGGTTTACTATTAGGCTTCAAAGCATCTCCACGACCCGCATCGTAAGCAACCTTTTTCTCTAGATCCACAATCGCCCCCATCACTTCATTGTGCTGCGTGTCCATTTTATTGAAAATTTCCCGCTGGCAGCTCTCACGGAGAGCAGCACAACGAGGAAGAGTTTGCGGTTGATCTGGTGGCATGGCTTGGCCTTTCTAGTCGCTTTCATCCTCGGTATCGTAGTCCTCTCCCATCCAGCTGAAGGTCACCCCCGCCTGTTCTCCATCCTCAATCCGCTTGGAAAGCGCCGCGAGGTTCCCAGCCGTATCTAGCATCATAACCGTTTGACCATGCTTGGTTTGGGCGAGCTGGAGGCCGATCCGATACTGGTAGTTGACCGATACCGAACCGGCCTTTTCGCTGGCTACGGCTTGGTCCCTCATCTGATAGAAGTGGGCCGCAAGCCATGTTTCAATGAGCACCAGACGCGCCGTTGAGTAATCGGAGTCCGTGCACAGCTCCGTCACCAACTCGTTGGCAATAGTGATGAACGGGGTCAAGGAGATGGAGGAGTCAACCTCCACCACCCCTGCCACTTCGGCTGCTGTGGTGCGGGCCATGTTTGTCTCCTACAGGTTTCCGTCCCGTTCAGCTTCGGCGTGGACGGCTGTGAGGGCTTCCGTGACCGCCGCCTTGTCCAGCTTGGGCTTCAACAGCAGCACGTACTTCAGAGCGGAATCAAGCCGGGCGAGACCCTTGTTGGGGTTGTCATCCTTGATCTCCTTCTCAGCGTACTTCACCGCCTGCATCAACAGAGGTCCGTACTTCACCACGTAGGTTTTCCACGCCGGCTTGGCCGTGAACAGCTTGCCCAGGATCCACGACAGGACAGCCACGACGATGGTGATGCCCAGCGGGCTATTGAGGAAGGTCCACAGAGACGTGAGGATCGTGCCTCCCGCGACTTCTGGATCGCCCCCTTCGCTGGCTATGGCCAGAGTAGGAAGCGCAAGAGAGAGAAGGAGGGCGAATACGATGAACCGAATAATTCTCATGATGTACTCCTTGAGCTGCGAATGGTATTGATGAAATTTCTTGTTTCGTTGAACTCCTGGAGAAGTCGCGCCTTGTCGAGAGCGGGCTTGGCCTCCTCCGGTCGGATGAGTGGCTTCAGGTCCTCGCCCAAAGCAATAGCATCCCGAGCGGCGTTGACGGCGGTAGCGTGCTCCTTCTGGACGCTAAAATGCGCCAATACCCGGCTCAGTATCGGACCAAGCCAGGGGAATTGGAAGGATAGGTAGGCCGCGGCAACGCCTCCAAGAATCAGAAGAACCGGCATGGCAAGTCCCCACCAAGGAGAAGTTGACTCCTCATAGGTTGCCTTGGCGTCCTCCATGTACTTGATGGGATCGGCCTGGATGGCCGCTGGATCCATCGCCGGTGGGGGTAGGTCCTCCAGCTTGGTAGACACCGCCGCAGCCACGTTCCAGATGACCCCCTTGGTCATGAGGTGGACGCGGTGCTTGGTTTCGTGGCTGGCGGTGGAGCTGCCAATCTCCTGGAGAATGGCCTGGGCGCCGGCGATGGCATCCGCGGCGGGTTGCTTGCGGGCGCAGCCGGCGAAGGCCAGGAACAGGAGCGGGAGTAGAAGCCAACGCATGATTAGTCCTCCGCCAGACCAAGGGCCTGAACTAACTCGCCGGCGCCGAAGGAGATTCCCAGGTTGCCGGACTTGTAGAGGCGACGGACAGAGTCCTTGCACAACTGCCGTTGGGCCTCCGTCACGGTGAAAGTATGTTCCTGTCGTTCCCACTTGCGCACCTGAATTTGATAATCCCTGGCGTCCTTCGGTTCCAGGTATTCAAATTCGTGTTTGCACTTTGGGCATTCCGCATGGATAGCCTTCTCAGGAACGGGCCTCATATCTTCAAAGAGCATGTCGTCCAGATTGCGCTCTACAGCGCCACCCCGAATCAAGTCGTGTCCTTTGAACTCATTCGTCCGACCCGAAGATTTTGAGTCCTTAGTGGTGGACGGTGGCTGGCGTAAGGCCACCAGCAGGAGGCTCAGCGCATCACGACTCAGCACGAGGTCATAATGAGCCGGCTTAGCCACCCCTTCCTCCTTGACGGGTTGTGCAGGTTCGTCAGGCACAGCACCCGGCGACAGGTCCGGCATGTCAGCCTCAGCCGGTTGGTTCATGGTTAGTCTCCCCAGTTGATGGTGGATGAGGTTCCGTTGGCAGTATCGAAACACTGCACAGCGATCATGACAAGGACCTGCTCTATGGTCTTGCCTTGCAGAGCCGATCCGAGAGTGGCTTTGGCGGCTTCGACAGCATCACCATCGAACGTCCGTATGCTTTCCTTGACCTTCTTAGGCCAATTGGATTGGTCAGCATTCCAAGTCATCTCCGTGCCCATTGGATCCAGGATTCCCAGCTCAGGATAGAGGATGAGACGGGGGTTACCCTCCACCATCTCCGTCTCCCCTTCCTCTCCGCCTTCCACGGGGACTTCCCGAGCACCGTTGGAACGGAAGTCGATGTTTTGAACGCGAAACGTGGCGCTCTTGGCGCCCTTGGTTACTGTGAATTGAGGAATGCTCATGGTTGCTCCTATGCCACGGCCCCGAGGCCGTGCGAAATGACGAGGTCGGCGAGTGCCTGAATCATGTCGTCGGTGTCTGTGTCGCCCGTGTTGGGTGTGTTGCCCAGGTCGGCGTCGATGACGCGGGCGGCGACCACCTGCGTCCCGTTGACTTGCAACACCTTGCCGCTGGCCAGGTTCAGTCCGGCGCTAACGACGCTGGCAGATGTGACGCTATTGTATTGTAGGTCAATATCTGCCGCGGCCTTGGAATCGATCCGCGTGCAATAGTCGATATAACGAATGTAGGCATCCCACGTAGCTCCGGTGATAGCGTTGCCGAGGAGCTGACCATTCGCGTCAACACAGCGCAGATGCTTGCCCGAAACAAGGTGAAAATGCTGGTGCGACGTATAGGCCGTTTCCAGCGCTTCGATGACCGCGGTGCCGCCGACCCGGAACCAGATACGCTTACCGGCGGCGGAGCCAATAAATGTGGTGCCGTCGCTGTACTGCCGCACCGCATGACTGGCAATGACCGGGAAGCAGTCATAATGCGCCCAAGAGACGTAGTCGGGATACGTCGAGTGTGTGAGGCCCATCTTGACGCGGCCGAAAATGTAGGTGGCGTCAGTGTCGTCGAGCGAGGACATGCCCGCAGCTTCAAGCGTCAGGATGGTCGTGTTGTTGCGCTTGAGGGCCAAATCGGCGGCTGCACTGGTGTCGATCTCTACACATTTACGCACGGACTCAAAATATCCGTAGCTCCAGGGATAAGAATTTTGCCCGAGTGTCTTTCCCGACGTTTGCGGGTAAAAGCTGCCACCGCGGAACTCGGTAGTCTGGTACAAATAGACATAGCTGCCGCCGAAACCAAACGCCGCAGTACCACCGGACGAAATATAGCAGTATTGCCCCGGCGCGGTGTTGATGACTGTGGCGCCGGCGGTGGTTTGGCGCCATGCGGGATATGTCCCGGCATGGTCGATGTGGCCGCCCGATGCGTGGTCGCTATACTGCGTTGATCCTAACCATACCGGCCCGAAGTAACAGTCGGCATTAGAATCCTTGAGCACCTCAATGCCGGTAGCCGTCAGCGTCAGGATGGTCGAGCCGTTGCGCTTGAGGGCCAAGTCGTTCGCGCTACCGGAGTCGATAAAATACCCGCCCCAGAACGTCAGGCCATTGTATGGATAGATCGGCTTGGAGGAGATGCCCAGAACGAGTCCGTCGTGGGCAGAGCTGTAGCCAACG